CTTGGATTGCGCCGGGGTCATGATCGGTTGCGGCGGGTCCGGGTGATCCGAGAGCATTTCGTGGATGGTCGGGTTGCGCTTGGGGTGACGGGGCGACTTCGTCGGCGTCGAGTGGGCGCCCGAGCGCCTGTCGGATGTGGTCATCGGTGAATCCCTTGTCGCGGGCCAGCTTTTGCTGGGCCTGCGAATAGTCGACGTTGCTGCCCTCCTCGCCGGCTGCTCCGGCTGTTGAGCCGAGATGCCGCCAGAGGTCCTTTTCTGGATACCAGATCGTCGCCTGCAGGTCTGCATTGGTGATGTGGTGACCGCGGTCCTGGAGAATTTGTCGCGCCCGATTGACGATGGCGGCGCGCCATTGGCGCTGACGTCCGCCATCGGGATCCTCCAGGACGCCGTTGAGCATGTTGTCGACGCGCTCGGCGGCGTAGTGGATCTCGTCCTTCGTGCGCTCGCCGCTGTCGTACTCGCTGCGGTACTTGGCGAAGTTGCGCTCGTGCTCGGCGGCCCACTTTGCGGCTGCGTTCGCCAGACCGCGCTTGGAGGTCGGCGGCGGCTTGTTCAGGCGCAGATCCTTGAGGGCGTTCTCGAAGCGGGCCCAGGTCTCCTGGCGACCCTTTTCGGTCTTCACCGTGTCCATCAGGGTGCCGGTCAGCCGACCGAAGGTCCGCATGAACCAGAGATCCTGGGTGACCGGATCAAAGTTACCCATCAGGTTCTGGTAGAAACCGCCGCCGATCTTGGGCCCGAAGATCGCTGATCCGTGAGTATCGGCGTCCATCGTCAGGCCGCTGCCGAGCGGGTAACCTTGGCTCTTCAGGTCGCCACCCTTCATCGGCGTGTTCAGCCACTCACGCGCGCCATCGTGACCCATCCGCTCGATGAGGTCGTCGTACTTCCTGAAATTGGCCACCATCGGGGTGCTGGCCGTAGAGGCGATCTTCTTCTTGTCCTCTCCCGGCAGGCCGTCCATGTGGAAGCGCCCGCCGTTGTCCTTGAAGCGCTGATACATCTCTTCGGCGAGTTCAGCGTTGCGGTGGACCTTCTCGCCCTGGCTGGTGATCGCCAGCGCCGCCGCCCAGGCGGACAGCGCATTGGAGTCGTGCATGATCTCCGGGTGGGTGAGCGCGGCGACCCGCTTGGCCTCCTGGAATTTCTCCGAGTACCAGTCCGCCGCGTTGCCGCGCCCGGCGAGCGCGTGCTCGGTCTCCTGGGCGAGCGCCTCGGCCAACGCATCGTTGTGCTTCGAGGTGGCGTTCGTGGCGTCGACGCGCCCGTCCTTCATCCCGCGCCGCTTCCAGAAGCCCTGGCCGCGAGCCACGAGATCCTTGCCGACCTCGCCGACGTTGCGCTGACCGACCCGATAGGGGGCCTCGGCCTCCATGATCGGCAGCTTGGTGAGCGAGGCGCGGATGTCCTCGGGCGGAAGGCCGCTGCCCGCGCCGAACTCAGGCGGCGGAACCCCGCCGCGGGCGAGCGCGGCGCGGCCGCCGTAGGCGAAGCTTAGCGGTCCTTGCTGGGCTCCACCTTGCCGCCCTGCTTCTTGGATGAGGCCTTGGAGTCGGCTGCGGGCTTCACGTTGGACACGATCGTCGGGTTGTGGTGCGGGTGCCCCGGCCCCGGCGGGATGTAGCGGCCCAACGCCATAGTCCACTCCATGCTTTGGGAACGCGACATTCGTGTTCGCCCAATCGACCCTGTACTTGCCGCCCAGCGCCGCGTCCACCTTGCTGGCGTGATCGCGCGCCTCGTCGGCGTTGCTCCCCGCCAGGATATCCATCGTCCCTGCGGCGGGATCGGTGGTGTGGCCCAAGGCGAGGCCACGTTTATGCAGATGGCTGTAGACGCCGTGGATCTCGTCGGGGCCCAGACCCTGCGGCAGATGCACGCGCACCACGCCAGACGGAGAGCTGCCGGGGAAGGGATGCTCGTGCGCCGCCATCATCTCGTCCTGGCGGAAGAGGTTTCCCAGTCCATTCGCCGCTTCGGCTAGGCGTCTGGGGTTGTGCGGCTCGAAGGTGAAGTTGGGGTTGGTCGAGCCCTCGAAGCCGCCGTGGCCGTGCTTCAGGTTGCCGGAGATCCCCGTGGCCTGCATCCAGCGCGGCAGGAACTCATCGACCATGCGCCTGGAGATGTTCGCCTTGGCGTGTCGATCCAGCGCCTCCCACTGCTCCTGTTGCCCCTCATCCCAGGTGCGGCCCGGCGCGATCTCGAAGTGGGTCTTGCCGCCGGCCGCGCGCAGCGCCGCACGGATAGCGCCGCCACGGGCGAAGTTCTCAGGGTTTGCGGGCTGGCGCGCCTGACGGATGTCGGACTCGATCTTCTCGGGATCCTCGCTCGCAGGCCACTTGCCGATCCGCGTGAGGAGACTGGGATCGTGTACGGCCATCTCGATCTTTTGCGGTCCGCTGCCGCCTTCGTTTGGCCAATTGGGGAGCGCCTCGGCCTCCCAGGCGCGGTTCTTCCGCCAGCCCGATGCGGGCATTTCAGGACCGCCCCCGGTCCGCGCGTTCCACTCCCCGACGCCGTGTCCCATCATCGCCAGCTTGTGCGCGTCAGGCGCATCGGCGTGGAAGGCGTGCACCGCCGCGTTCTTGCCGCCGTACCGCTGGCCATAGTGCCGGGCCAAGTCGATCGCCTGCTTCAGCTCCTCGGGGTTGCGCGCCAGTGCGCCGTAGAAGCCCCGGCCGAGCGGCCGGATGTCGCCGGGCTCGCCGCTCCCCAGGTGCTTGAAGTCGATCGCGTCGAAGTCCCGGCCGCCGTGCACGAACACCGGCTTGAACGGCTTCGGCCGCCCCTTGGCCTGGGTGACGGTGGGGCCGCCATCCTGGCGTGCGGCTCGCATTGCCGCCGCCACTGCGCCGCCGGCCGCGTTGCCCCACCGCAGCACCGGCACCTGGGGGATACCGAGTTCGCGAGCGGCGTGGGCCCGGTGGCGGCCGTCCTCCTTGCCGGTCGCCGAGATCTGCAGGGGATCGAGCGTGCGGCCAGCGCGGATGTGATCCTTGAGGTCGTCGATATTCTCGCGCGAGGTCTCATCGATCTTCAGGGGCCGGACCTTCGAGAGGAAGGCGTCCGGCGACATGTGCTCCATGCGCCCGCCGGTCTGCTTGTAATTGGCGTCGCCCCACCAGTTTGAGCGCGGAGCCAGGGGGTAGGCTGGACCGCCCTCCGCTCGACCCTCCCGCGCCGTCCGCAGCGCCGCCGCCACCGCCTGATCCTGCGGATGACCGGCGTGGACCATCTCGGAGATGTTCTGGCTCACCGTCGCCTGCGAGGATCCACGAGCGAGCGGCATCAGCTATAGCTCACCGAGAGCGTCTGGCCGGGGCCCGGCACGACCACGAGGCCGAACTGGTACGGCATGTTGATCACGTAGATCCCGACCGCAGCCGGGATGGAGGCGATGACAGGTCCCGTCGCAGTGACCAGCGCGGCGTCGATGATCATGCTAGGACCCGGCGACCCGACGTCAGCCGTGACGCTCACCACCGCGACGCGGCCCTTGCCCTGCTTGAGCAGGGTGCGCGCGGTCAGCCCGGCGCCGAGCGTCTCGCCCTGGGCGTTCATGTAGCGCTGGGCGAGGTTCGCGATATTGCTGGCGATATGCTGCGCCGCCGTCAGCAGGTCGGACAGCGACGCGCCTGCAGGTCCGGCGCCGTGGCCAGGGTGGCTGGGGCGGTTGAAGCCAGGGTCGCTCATCCGTACCGCCCTGCAGGCTGTGCGCGGTAGCGGACGCGGCCTAGACGCCAGAACGAACCGTAGTCGCTGGACATGATCTGCATGGCGAAGAGGCGCGCCCTGGCCCGCAGGTTGAACCACGTCGAAGCCTGGGTGCAGTAGAACGGCCCGATGGTGGTCGGCGGCTGCTCGGGGAAGTCGGCGAGCAGGACGCTGATCTGCAGCGTGGCGCTCTGCGCGGAGCCATACTCGCCATATCTCGCGTCCGGCCAAAATTCATCGATAAAGGTCTTGAGGTCGCCCTCGCTCATCGCGAAGTAACCCGTCTCGAACGACGAAATCAGCGGCTGATCGTCGGCGTCGTTGCTGGTTTCGTGCTGGTAGATCAGCAGGCGATTTGGGTCGGCCCCGATCGGCGGACCTAGCACCGACTGGTCGACCCAGGCTGAACGCGCCAACTGGCCATAATCCCACCAGCCGAGCGCATAGTTGTACTTGAGGAAGGTGCTCACCTCGCCGCCTGAGTTGAGCGTCGGGATGTACCAGGAGATCTCGTTGAAGCGGGCGTTGACCGCGACGCGGATCTTGTCGGTCTGCGACAGGTCGATGTCCTGGAATGCGACGTCCCACACGGGACACGCCAGCGGCTGCGCGCCCTCGCTCGTAAGCGAAAAGAATTGCGAAGCCCCCATCCAGTAGATGACGCCATTGGCGCTCGCCGCAGCCTTGCGCCCGATCAGACCACACCCAGTGGCGATCTCCTGAAAACCGTAGACGTAGGGCGGTCCGATGTACTGCACCGACCAAATACTGAGATCGGTCCACAGCAGGCCCTGCTGCGGCCCCTGGATGCCGCCAACGATTTTCGAGCCCCGCGGCAGGCGATACGAGCCCGCCTGATTGGTCGCCTGGGCGATCCAGACATTGAAGTTGTTGACGTCACACCAGCAGATCAACAACGGGTCCTGCACGCCGTTGACGGTCGAGCCCCAGGCGATGATTTGGCGCTGCGGCATGGCGACGAAGAAGCCGTCGTTGACGGTGGGCGCGTTGGCGATCACCGCCGCCTGCGGGGCGCCTGCCGTCGGATCCCAAGAGTAGAGTGGCTGGAACTGGGTGTCGTTGATCGGGCAGGCGATCAGCACCTGCCCGTAGTTGTCGAGCACCCAGTCGTCAGCGGCGATCGGCGAGCCGACGGGCGGGTTGGCGGGCTGGCCGGCGCCGCCGAACGGGCCCAGGCCGAAGCCGCCCACGCCGAAGCCTGTCCCCCCCGAGGCGGGTCCGGCGCCGAAGCTGTAGACGTAGCGCGTATTGCCGCCGTTGACCGGCGTGGGGCCTGCGTTCGACGTGGCGACGGTGCTGGCGAGGATGGTGAACTGACTGGCCGAGATGACCTGCTGGACAGTGTAGTTGCCCAGGATGGTGAGGCCGCCGATGGTCATCGGCACGATGGTTGCGAAGTTGCTGCCGACTGAAAGGCCGTGATTGTTCAGCGTGACTGTAACGTAGGCTGAACCGGCGGAGGTCTGGACGCTGGCGATGGTCGGAGAACTGTCGGTCGTGGCGGCGGGCAGCGGGTTGCCGAGCACGTCGGTGGCGGTGATCTGGTACTGCGTCGAGCTGACCGGCGTGATCAGATAGGAACCGCGCAGGATGAGGCCGCCGACCGAGATGGCGGTCTGGATGTAGACCGTCTCGAAGGGGGCGCTCAGGGTCGGCGCGTTGGGGTCGGTGATGGTGACGGTCGGCGAGCCTGCCGTGGTCGAGGCCTGCGGCGGGGTGTTGGTGGTGTAGGTGCTGGGCGTGATGTCCTGGACGACGCCGTTGGTGACCACCGCCAATTGCGAGCGGCCGCCGAATCTCTGCGTGCCGTAGGCAAGGTGCTTGACTGCGTTGGTGTCCTCCCAGGCCCACAGCGCCCTGACCGGCGCGGGCGTGGTCGAGGACAGATACTTCGACCAGCCGCCCAGCTTCTGGATCATCGGGCTGCCGGTGTCGTCGTACTGGTAGCGGATCAATTGCGAGGCGGAGATGCCGTACTGATTGAGCGCAGGGGTTCGGTTGACGTTGACCCCGTCGGCGAGCTGCACAGCTTGGTGCGGCATGGTGATGGGCTCTTCTGACCGAAGCGCCCGGCAAACTGTGCCGACTTACATTTGACGTCAAGTTTTGTGGAAAGCAGACCTTCCGCAACGCGGCTTGTGAAAGGTGAAAGGCCGCTTCGCCTTTCGTTAGCTGCGGGTCGGCGTGGCGACCGGCGAGGCCGCCCTGGCGGTCCAGGCATCGGCTTCGAGGCGGCGGCGGAAGTCCTCGGCCTGGGCCCCCTGCATCAGCGTCCCGTACTGGGTCTCGTACGACTGCGCCATCTGCGGGTCGTCGGACTGGCGCCCGAAGTCGCGCTGGTAGGCGCTGATGTAGACCATGCACGCCAGCACCAGCAGCTCAGGCAGCCACGCCGAGATCCAGGTGGTCATCGAGTTCGCCTGCAGGGTGTTGGCGTAGGCCGCCAGCGAGGGCGAGCGCACCTCGCCGACCAGGGTAGTGGGATAAGGCTGGTCGGGCGTCGGCCCGAAGAGGAGCAGCGTCGAGGTATTGCCCGCCGTGGCGAGGTCGCCGCCCAGCATCGCGAACACTGTGGGCAGGCCGGGCGTCGAGGTCGGCGGCCAGAGGGTCTGGATGTAGCTGCGCGCCACCGGATTGAGCGGGAAGCCGTTGACCAGCACGTCCTGCACAACCATGAAGTCGCCGACGGGGACGGCGAGGATCGGGTTGCCGACGGTGAGCGAATAGGCCGGGCTGAGCGACTGCAGGTTGAGCAGCTCCAGGTCGCGCTGGATGCGGTCCTCGGCGTAGTTAAGCATCTGCGGGATCAGGGCGTTGAACTGCGGATCGCCCGTGACGACGCCGTTCACCGTCGTGGTCTGGTACGGCGCGAGCAGCGCCACCTGGGTGACCAGACCATTGTAGGTGAGCGGGTTGGGCATCCTAGAACGTCCCCGCGTCGATGATGCAGTTGTCGATCACGGCGCCGGCCCCGGCGCCCTGGAGGGCGGTGAGAGTGACGACGCCCGTGGCGCGGTTGATGCTCAGCCAGTTGCCCAGCAGCGTCTGGCCATCGTCGGCGTAGGCGAAGAGGTCGAAGTTGCTGCCGGTGTTCGAACCGGATTCAGGCGCGCCGTCGCCGAGCACCAACTGCCAGCGGTCGAGGCCGGCGGTCTGGCCCATGATGTAATCGTATGGGCCTGAGGCGGCCTTGTTCAGGACGATGAAGGCGCTGCGCCCGAACGCGGGCGAGAACGTAAACGGCCCGGTCACTGTCGCCGCGCCCGTGAGCGGCACGAACGTCCCCTGCCCGTAGCCGGTCGCCGCGACGTCGGCGGAGGTGAGGACGACGGCGCCACCGCGGCCGTTGAAGCTGGTAACCACCGGCCCGGCGAGACCGATCTGGTTCTCCACGTAGTCGGCGATGCCGGCGATCGTCGTCCGCACGTCGACGCCGGCTTGGTTGACCCAGAGCTGCTCGGGGCCGGCGAGGCTGATCGCCACCGGCAGGTTGGGGATGGTCTGGATCGGGGCGCCGCCATCCGCCATCACTGCACGTCCTTGCTCTTGGGCGTCTGCGGCAGGCCCGTCTGCGGCACGGCGGGGAAGTCGCGCGGCAGGCCGATCTGGGCGGTGACGATCGTCGTCTCAGGGCCGAGGATCGAGCCGGGCGGCACAGGGGAATAGCAGCCGTACGTGAACACCGTCGCGGTCAGCGGCGTCACCGAGAAGGTGCCGTCGGCGAGAGGGTCGCCCGCGCCGGTCACCAGGATCTGGTTGTTCAGCACCAGCCCATGCGCGCGGCTGCAGGTGACGCGCACCAGCGGCGTGCCATCGGAGATGATCGAGGTGATCGGCAGCGGCACGCCGTACTGCACGTTCGCGTCGGTTTCCGCCATGAGGGCCTCCGAGGGATAGCCGGGCGGGCGCCCGGTGGGCGCTGGGGCCATGATGATAGCACCCGTGTTCACGGGCGTACCCGCTGGCGTAGGCGTCCCCATGACCATCGACGCCGCCTGGGCGGTGACCATGGGCGTGGTGAGGTCGACCTCGCTGGCCAGGGTGACGTCCTGCAGCGGCGGCAGGGTGAGGCCGGTGGTCGACATCGCCGGGGTGTCGAGCGGCTTGGTCAGGCCCGTCCTCGGGTCGACCTCGGTGGGGCCGGCGAGGCCCATGACCGACTGCTCGACGCTGAAATCTTCCGGGAACGGCAGCATCACCGGGACCGGGTCCGCCGGCCACACGACGGCCCTCTCCTGCTCGTTCGGGACGTCCAAGCAACGGTTGCACACGAATAGCCACGTCTGCAGCAGTGCTGCGCCGCGCCACGCCCGCTGGTTGTTCAGATCCTCGCGGTTGTACCAGATCCCACAGCGCTGACAGACACTGAACGCGCGCGGATTAGTGGAGCTTACTCGCGCTCGACCGGCCCTGCTCGCGTACGCCATTGATCAGGCCCTGAAGTACCCGGAGATCTGCGGGGATATATAGAACGCAGCTTGCTCCGTGTTGCGATTGGCGGCGATCTCGTAGCTCTCGTCGGCCAACACCTTGAGGTTGCCGGCCACTGCCGGGTTCCAGACCAGGGCCAACCGCTGCGCGAGCGCGAACGCATACGCTTCGAGGAAATAATACGGCAGCTCGGGCGAGGCGCCGTTGACCATCTGGGAGTCCTGCATCCGCCGCAGGCGGTAGTAGGAGAGGCTCTGGTAGGTCCCGTCGGGGCACAGGTACAGGGTGATCGTCGGCGCGAGCAGTTGGTCATACCAGTACACGGTGACCGCGCCCTGCTGCAGCGGGCTGGAGTATGAGGCGTACTCGGTGCGCGAGATCGGCAGGATGATGCGGTTGCGCTGAGCCGCGCCCTGGCCCTGCGTTACGTAGGCGTCGAGCACGGCCACGGTGTTGCTGGGGACGGAATAGGTCGGGTTCCCCGGCACAAGCTGGATCGTCTGCAGATCGACCGCCCACAGGTTGATCCCCTGCGCCGACCACCGGGCGTTGACCAGATTGGCCGCCATCCGCGCCGATTCCATGTGGGACTGGGTGAGCGCGGTCTGGCGCACGCCGGCCAGATTGAAGCTGTACAGCGTCAGCTCGCCCAGCGAGGGCGCGAAAGCGTAGGCGCCTGAGGTCGCGTTCATTCAGTAGCCAATCGCCTCCCAGTAGCAGGCTGACGCGACGGTCCCGGAATTGGCGAGAGTATATCCGGTCGGGTTGATGATGGCGTTCCAGATCGACCCGGCCCCGACGCTGGCGCCAGGGAGGGCGACCATGTTCCAACACGCATTCGGGAAGGGGATGGGGAACGTCCCGGCGAGGCTGCCGCCAGCCGGGACAGAGCCTGAGGTCCCCCACTGGCGGAGGATGCCGCCCGGAGACATCTCATAGCCCTGCTGGCTGAAGAGGAGGTGGTTGCCGGACAGCGAGACCAGCCGCCAGTAGCCGTTGCCGTCCCCGACCAGAATTATCTTCCCTCCCGCAGGTAGGGTCGTCGGAGCGTCCGACCCGCCGGGAAACGCCAGGGTGATGGGGACGGTGTTGATGTTGGAAATGGTGAAGGTGCGATTAAGTCCGGTCCCGGCGCTGGCGGCGTTGGGAAAGGTTATCGTCTGCGCGCCGGTCTGGGCGAGGCAGTTGAAACCGGCGTAGGCGTCGGAGAGGGTGAGAGCGCCTGCAGGGAGGGCTTGTTGTCCCCCCGCCTGCATCCCCCGGTTCCAGACCCAGCCGGTGTTGGCGATGTTCGTGGAACTGTCGTCCGCTGGAGCTGTCGGTGCGGTTGCCGCGCCGCTAAGGGTCGTTGGGCCAGTGACGGCGAGGCCAGCAGAGCCCGCAATGCTAAGGCCGCCGGTTGTCGAGAGGAGTGAGACCACCCCAGTAGAGCGGGCGATGGAGAGGCAGGCGGTGGTGTCCAGATTGGCGTTGCTGTTGTTGTACCGGACGACGATGAGGTTCGCGCCGTTGGAAGGCGCGGTGTCAGTGGAACTGTCCTTGTAAATCGCCCAACGGTAACCGTTATTGGACTCCAGCAGTATTCCGCCCTGGGCGCTGATACCGGAGTTCATATAGAGGTAGTTACCCATCGACCAGTTGCCGGAAATAGTTCCGGAGCCGGTAAAGCTAACGCCGCCAGTGGAGGTGAGGCTGGGCGCGGTGATCCCCCCGGTGAAGGTCCCCCCCGCCAGGGTCATCACCTGGGTCCAGTTGGCTGGCGTGAACGCCCCGGCTGCGCTGGCCGCCGTCGCGCGGTAGAGGTTGCCCTGGTACGCGACGAGGGCGCCGATCGCGTAGTTGGCGGTGGTGGAGAAGATCGTTACGCCGATGAGGTCTTGGTTGACGCTCAGTGTATTGACCGCGCCAAGCTGGCCGTCTGCAAAGTTGACGTAGAGTTCGCCGGGTTGATGTCCAGCAGGCGGACGATTGCCGGTGACGTTGGAGCGGAGAGTGAGAATTTTGTCGACCATGTGGTCAGTCCTCACAAAGCGGAATATTTATCCCGCTACTCAAAAAGTCCCGCAGTCGATGACGAACGAGTCCAGTACAGCCGTGGGCGAGCTTCCGACCACCGACCCTGCGGTGACGGTCCCGGTCACCGACGCCGACGCCGCACCGATGCCCCCCGCCGATGTCACCGACGGCGCGTTGACGGGCCCTGCGTCCCAAGATCCTGTGGTGATGTCCCCCACCGTCACGATCGAGGTCTGCCCGGCATAGGTCGCGGCGATGCCGATGCCGCCCGAGCCGACAGAAATCTGGCCCCCGATCCCCACCGCAGTGATGCCCGCGCTGGTGACGAGGAGACCGCCGTTGGTGGCGGCCACGGCGGCGATCCCTGAAGCCGAGACGTTGATCCCGTTGCCGGCCACGGCGGCGATCCCGGCGCCGACGCTGATCCCGTTGCCGGCGACCGCGCCAATCCCTCCAGCCGTGACACTGAGGCCGCCACCGCTGGCGGCGACGGCGGCGATGCCAGTGCTTGAGACGCTGATCCCGTTGCCGGCCAGCGCCTCAATGCCTGCGGGGACGACGCTGAGACCACCCGCTGGCGCGGCCACCGCGCCGATCCCGGCGGACGTCACGCTGATCCCGTTGGTCGGCACCGCCGAGATGACGTTGCTGACGATCGAGATGCCATTGCCAGGGTTCGGCGACGCCGAGGGGATCGCGTCGACGTAGGCCTTGGTCGCCGCATCCGTCGGGTTCACGGGCGCGGCCAGACTGATGAGATTGTGGCCATTCAGGCTGACGTTGGCCGTCGGGAGCGCAAGCTGGTCGAGCCGCAGCAGCGGGTGGACGTGATCGGCCCGCGCCCAGGTCGTCGCCGTCCCGATCGCGCCTGTGCCCGCGTCGATCAGCGGGACCGTGGTCCCGCGGCCCAAGGCAATGGCGCCCTGCACGAAGGCGGTGCTGGCCGGGCTGGTGCTGCTGTCTGTCAGCGGCGCGACCGTCGGCGTCGTGGATCCCGCGAAGAGGTTGACCGGCCCCGACATCGTCCCGCCCGCGAGGGGCAGGCGCGTGGTGTCGGACGGATGGACGTGGTCGCCGCGGCTCCACAACGTCGAGGTCCCAGGCGCTGCTACACCGTCCATGGCCGGTGGCGCGTTGGACGGGGCCGGTGGGGCCGGCGGGACGTAGATCTCCTCCATGAGCGCCACGATGGCGTCCAGCGAGGTCTGCGAATCCACGCCCGCCTGATTGATCCAGACCACCTCGCCGCCGACCAGGGTCGCGGCTGCGGGCAGCTCGGGGATGGTTTTGGTGGGATAGGGGAAGGGCTCGCCCATCGGCTCACCCCGGCTGCTGCAGGAACGTCGCCGTGATCGAGCCCGTCCCCGAATTGAACACCACCTGCAGCGCCAGCGGGACGAAGCCGTAGCTGCCCTGCTCGTTGGTCGAGGCGCCAACGAGCGCGGAGATCGATGACGGCTCCCACTTCACCGCCGCAGGTGGGACCGGGTTGGTCGGCGAATTGGGGTCGTCGAACGTCTGGTTTACGGTGAAGTTGACCGCGCCGGTCGCGACGATCGAGTAGGTGAGGTTCTGGCCGCCGTAGTCGTTCAGCCTGATCGGCGGCGAGACGACCGCCGCAGCGGTGCCGACCGAGATGGCGCCCGCAGCCTTGCCGCTGATCCGCACCGAGGTGACGGTGGCGTAGTTGTTGACGCTCAGCACGGTCGTGGCGTTGACGCCCTGCACCACCTCGCCGATCGCGTCGCCGCGCCAGCTTGTCCCTTCGATCGTGAAGGTATGGGCCGTTTCGTTCGCGGCGCAGGTGATCAGGACATTGCGGGCCGCGTCGAGGACAGCGATCCCACCCGCCACGGTGGGTCCGTTGAGGGTCAGCGGCCCAGCGGCTGCAGGCGTCTGGGCGAGGCAGATCGCCGTGGCGGACGCCGCCGCCGTGAACGGGCCCATGGTGAGGGTCGTCGGCCGCATGGCGCGCCTGGGCTCAGTCTTCTTCGCTCATGAAGTGCCGGCCAGCCGGCTTCTCACCCGCCTTCGCCGAGCTGAACGGCCGCTCGTTGGCGCCAACGCCTCCGCCGCCCTTGCGCGGAGCCCGGCCGCCGGTCGCCCTGGCGTGCTCGCCGCGGATTTCGCCGACGTGCTTGCGCTCGTCCTTCCGCTCCTCCTCGCGGCCTTCAGCCCGCTCTTCCTTGTCTTTGCTGGTCTCGCCGCCGCGGCGGCGCATCTTCGTCTTCATCGCAAGACCCTTGGTTCTGGTTGTGGTCAGCTTATCGGGGCGTTGATCCCCTGGACGTACTCGACAATGGCCAACGCGACGCCGGTTCCGGTGTTGGTCGAGGTGAACACCATCTGCTCATCGACATTGCCGATGTTGACCCAGTTCAGCAGCGTCGCGCCGGTTTCGGTCGTCACCGACGTGGTGGCGTTCGCCGCGCCCGTGACGGCGCCAGCGGCCGTGTAGGTGGTGGGCGAGACGGTGTTGCCGATGCCGAAGGTGGTTGCCGCGCCGGTCCAGGGCGAAAGGATGAGCGTCGTGATCGCCAGGATCAGGCTCTGAGCCGGGATGATGATGTCGGGGCTGACGAACACGCCTGCGGGCGACCCCGGCGAGGCGGCCTGGGTGATGCGCCCGGCCTGCACCATCTTGGCGTAGCCGACGTTGGCCAGCGCACCTGCGGTCGAGCCCAAGCCCGCGAGGGTCGAAGAGCCGTCCCAGTCCTTGATGTTGCCAGCGGTCAAGGGGCCGGTGAACTGGCTCGCGGGAAAGACAGGGTTGAGCGGAGACTGGGTAAGCTGGCCGCCTTGGACGTTCATGGGTCGCTCCTAAGAGGTCGGATAGCTGGCCCAGCCGGCGCGCGGGTTGTAGTAAGCAAACGAGTAGCGTTCGTAAGCTTTGACCAGCAGGTTGTCGGTCACGAAGTCGACCTGCATGTCGGTTTCGAACGCGATACGGGTCATGTAGCTGAGCCCGTCAATATTCGTCAGCAGGAACCACGCGAAGGGACTGGTGAGGAAGTCCATCACCATGTAGCCCTCGGGCAAACCGCCCGCCGTCGAGTGGATTGCATTGACGTCGTTGTCGGCGGTTCCCGGCCGCAGCTCGGTCTTGGTCAGTCGGATCGCCACCGGCTCCAACTGCGGCGGCACGATCAGCTTGCGCGCCCTGGAGAACATGCGCAGCCCGGCCTGATCGCGGAACTGGGTGCGGACCTGCACCATGCCGTTGAGCAGGGACGCCTCGTTGAGATCAACTGGCGTCGCAGCGATGTTCGAATAGACCCCGCCGTCGATCGGGTGGTTCGGCGCGAATAACGAGACGCCGTCGCCGCCGATCGTCGGGTCGTACACTGAGCCGACGTTGAAGACATTCGCCCCGTACAACTCTTTGGTTTGTTGGTAGCTCTCCACCAAACCTAAGTTGCTGGGGTGGAACTGGCTCTTATACAGATTATCATCGATCGACTTGCGCGTCATTGCATAGCCGAGACCGATTTCCCTGTGCTCTTGATTGAAGATGAAGCGCTCACCAGCCGCGTTGTCGAACTGGGTTTGGCCGCCTTCAGTCTTGAGTTGGGCGAGACCCAGGTAACGCATCTCGACGGTGCGTTCGAGCGCCATCTTCGAGGTGTGCCGCGTGAAGACCTTGTCCCACTGGCTGGGGATCTGCTCGTACTTGCCTTCGACTCCGCGAAGCCCTGGCAGGAGAAGATCTCTGATTGCGGATAGGTTGACAGCCATCGCGCGCCCCTATGCCTGCGCCGTCAGAGACTTGGTCTCGACGTTATTGAAGGCCACGATCGCCCAATTGTACGGACCCGCCTGGGTGCCTGGACCGCCCGGTGGATCGACCACGAGGCTGACCACCCTGAACGGAAGCGTGGCGGTGACGGCGCGCGCGACAGCCATGTCGATGTACGCGCCCGAGATCCCGTTGGCGGTGTTGCCGGCGCCGTACCCGAACTGGGCGTTCAGGCCGACGTCGGCCGGCACGAACCCGACGGTGGGTGAGTTGCCGGCCTGGACCCGAAAGCGTGCGCCGGGCGCGTTGATGATCCAGCAGCGCGACAAGCTCCCGGCCGCCACGTCGCCGGCTGGCCAGTAGTTCGACCAGACCATCCGCTTCTGCGAGACGCTGAGGTACTCGCAGCCGATGAAAATGCCGGCGAGGACGCCCGCGCCGGGCCCAGGCCCAGTGGTCGCGCCCGCGATCGTGCTGTCGGCGAGGCGGAAGACCGGGTCGCCCGTGAACATCGGCGCCGTGGTCGACGCGATGTTCTCTTGCTGCTGCTCGTAAGTGGGTGGCGAGCCAAGCCCGGCCGCCTCCTGGAAGCCGTACGGCGCGTTGGTGTTCGGCACGGTCCCTCACCCTGAGGTGGGAAGTCCGTTGCCGACACCGGGCCGGGCAGACTGTGGCTTGAGATGATCCCGCCCCGAGGGGGATCGACTTGACGCGGAACGTAAGCCCCAGTGCGCGGAACTGTCAACTTGGCGTTATCATCCAGTCCCCGGCCCAAAGGAGCCTGACATGACTGAAGCCCCCCTCCCCACCTTGAGTGTCCAGACCGAAGCCAGTGTGCAGGGTGTCGTGCGTGCGAGGAATGAACTGGAGCAATGGACGAAGAATCTCGAACAGGCGCTCGCCGACGACGTCGCCGCTGAGCCGCCCAGGCTGACGCACGATCAGGCGGCGCAAGTCGCCAAGACCTACGGCGTCCATTCCCCGAGCGCCCACCCAGCCAAGCAACCGGAGGAGACCCACCAAGCGCCGGCAGCGGCGACGGCGACCCCCGAACCCGAACCGCAGCATTCAGCCGCGCATGAGGAAAAGGCTGATACCGGACATAAGGTGTCCGATGAAAAGGCTAAGAAACCAAGCGGTAGTCGCTGAGCATTGACGTACCGAGGCACACGCGCGTAGCTTACCCCCCGTGTCAATCGGCGCTTGTCGGTGGCATGGGGGGGATCGGGTACGTCCCGTCTCTTAGGAGGGAAAGCAAGTTGTCAGAACCTCACTATCTTTCACAGGCTAAGCGGCCCGCGCCTAAGAGGCCGAATTTCATCCCGTCCACGCCCAACTATCTCAGTTATAACTGGATCGATAAAGATCCAGACATGGACTTCATTGTCGGACTTATCGGCGAGAGCGGGCTTAGTCCTGAAGATATCGAGTTCGAGACTGAGAAAATCGGTCACAAGGTCAGCCGCTATACGATCATGGGCTGGCTCTACAAGGCCGTAAAACGCCCTCAAAACTACACCATGACCATCGTCGCCTTGGCGCTTGGCTACAGCAAAACGTGGGGTCCGCTAGAGGCGGCCAACGGTAATCGCAAGAGGGGAGCAGCATGAACGAGCGGGGGGATGCAGAGAACCTAATGTCGGTTCTTCAGCAGGCCATGCATCATTTCGACGGTAAATTGTCTCGCGAAGTGTCATTAGAACTGGTCGAACACTTCGTCGACAGTTCTAGAAAGATCGACCAGATCCTCGGGCTCGCGGCGCCTCTCAATGGCCAGCCGGTCCGATCTGAGCCGGTTCGCGAGCAGCTCCAGGCGCCTAAGGCCCAGGCCCTGGCCGCGCCGGAAAAGCTGCCCCAATCGTCGGGACAGCTTTCAGAACGAAAGCCGGCCGAGGGCGATGTCTTCCGTGACGGCCAGTGGGGCAAGATGCTCCACACCAGGGCGCATCAGCAACGTCACAGGAACGGCACGGTCGTCGACATCCCGGCCAGCGATCGGTTCTATCCCTACCCGCCGCACTCGAAGAAATTCAAAGCCCTGAACTCTGTGAAGTCGGTCAGCAAGAAGCCGACAACGACGGGGATGCACTCGTCTGAAGCATCGCCGCCGGACGAGAACGGCATCAGCATGCTGGGCGGCGTGCCAGGGCGTCTGATCCAGATGGCGGCGATGCAGCGCACGCTCAAGGACGGCACTGTTCAGGAGCAACCCGCACACATCCGCTGGCGCCCCCTGGGCGGCAAGGACATGGCCAAGTGGAACGCGGCCCATGCCGACCAGCCGGCGCGCGAGAGAGCGACGCTGGCGACTAGCTCGGACGGGCAGATCGTCGAGCGGGCGCTGCAGGGCGAGCTGCCAGAGGTGATCGCCGTCGACCTGGGCGTCGACATCGAGCTTGTCTTCAAGCTGATGGCCAAGGCGCGCAAAGAGGGCGGTCTGGTGTTTCCTGGCGACGAGACCGGCCGCAACCTGTCGACCGCCTCGCCGCTGATGCAGAAGATTCGCGGGAGGCACATGGCGCCGCCGCCGCCGTGGTGGTGGCAGGACCCCACTTCGCCGATCTGGGACAATCCCAATCTGCTGCCCAATGCGGTCGACGTGAAAGGCTCGATGGCGGCCCAGGGCCCGATGAGCGCCCTGTCCCACGAGGCGATGTCGATGGCCGCCGCCCGGCGCGGCAAAACGCTCCGCCAGCACGTCGCAGAGCGGATCGAGATCGTCCGCCGCGTGCGCCTGGGCGAGAAACCCGTGCAGGTCGCCAGGGACATGAACTGGGAGCCGTACAACGTCTACGGACTGCTGGCGCAGGTCGGCTATTCCGCGCAGGAAGCGGCGGCGCAGTACGGGCGCCCCGTTCTGGGCGGCAAGCAACCGGGGAAGCGAGCCGCGCGATGAGCCACTTCCCATGGCGCGACCTGACTGTGTTCCTGCTGTTTGGGACCTGCGCGTTTCAGTCGCTCGCGATCTGGTATCTGCAGCGGCAGCTACAAGCGCTCGCCATCGTCCTCAAGATGGTCGCCGGGGCGCAGATGCACATGCTCAAGGCCTGGGGCTGGCGGAGATGACCGACCTCGTCGCGGCCATCCGCGACATCCCGCTGCCGCCCGCGATGGCGAAGCTGCCGGTCCAGAACGGCTACCCGGTCCCGTGGTTTGTCGGCTGGGTCAATGGCGAGCCTGACTTCCGCATGATTGGCCCCGGCAAGGTGTTTCGGGCGGTCAAGGAGAAGCGCTGCTGGCTGTGCGGCGAGCCGCTGGGGCGGCTCAAGGCCTCGGTGATCGGTCCCATGTGCGCGGTCAACCGGATCACCAGCGAGCCGCCGTGCCACCCGCTGTGCGCCCACTACGCCGTCCGCGCCTGCCCGTTTCTCAGCAACCCGCGGATGCGGCGGAACACCAAGGATCTGCCGGAGGAAGGGCAAGAGGCCGCCGGTATCCACATTGACCGCAACCCCGGCGCGATGGTGCTCTGGATGAGCCTTGCGTTCAGCCGCCCATTCACGCCCCACCTCGGCAACCCCGGCGTGCTGTTCGATCTGCCGCCGCCGCATGCGGTCGAGTGGTGGATGCGCGGCCGGCGGGCGACGCGCGAGGAGGCGAAGGAAGCGGTCAAGGCCGGGTTGCCCGCCCTGCGTGAGGTCGCCGCCCAGGAAGGCGAAGAGGCCCTGCAGGCGCTCGCCGAGCAGGTGAATCGGATCTGGCCGCTGTACCCAGAGGAGTGATCGTTGCATCTGCAGCAGAAAAAACCCCTAGCCGTGCGTACACGGACCTGCGACGGCTGCGATCTCTGCTGCACGGTGAGCGGCGTCGCGGCCCTTGAGAAGCCGCCAGGGATCCGCTGCCGTCATCTGACGGTCCTGGCCGAGCCGGGTCGCAACTGCATGATCTACGAGCGCCGGCCGGCGGACTGCAAATCGTTCCTGTGCATCTGGCGTTCGTCCGACACGGCGCTGAGCGAGGCGTTCCGCCCCGCCGACTGTGGGTTCGCGCTCTGGGTCAACGATCCCTTCCAGTGGCCGATGGTGATCACCGTTGGCGTGGATCCGGCGCGGCCCGACGCCTGGGACCAACCGCATTACCGCGCCCGGTTCGCCGAGATCGCCTGGGAGCTGAACTGCATGGTCGCGATCGGCCAGGGCGCGCTCGCCAGCCACGTCTTCGCGCCTAGCGGCACGGTCTACGCCAAGGGTGACTACCCGATGTTCTTTTTGGCCAACGGGCACGTCGGCGTCCCCGACTTCGACTTCCGTCCCGGCGTGCGTCCCTCGATCCGTGAGATCGCCAGCATGCTGATGGGGATTCCGGCGTGACCACCCCAACCCCGACGGAGCAGCGCATCGCGCTGATTGCGACCGTTGCCGAAGCGATGCTCAATCCCGGCCCAGAGACGCCCAAGACGCGATTCCTCATCATCGCGCTGACCCCAGAGGGCGACGCCCACTCGTCCGGCAATCTGAGGATCCAAGAGGTCGGCGGCTTCCTCAGCGACTACGTCATGGGCATCGTCGCCAAAGGCGAGAAACGCCGCCGCCGCAGAGCCAAGGGAAACCCCGCGTGACCGACGAGTCCGTGCTCTCGATGTGGACGGTGTACGACCACCCGAGTGACTTCCCCCACTGCTACGTCGCGCGGCGCCACGCCATCGTCCAGGGCCAATCCGTAGCGACCACCCAGGTGATGGTCTCAAACGAGCTGCGGGCCCTCCAGGGGATGCTGAGGGGGATGGGCCTCGTGAAGCTCGCGCGCGACCCGGACGACGACCCGGTGATTGTCGAGGTGTGGCTATGACGACGCGCGTCTGGATCGCCCAATGTCTCTGCCCCGACCGCCACTGCATCTGCGCGCTCACCGACGAGATCGATGACCGCGACGACCCTGCCCCGCTCGCCGAAGCCCTCGCCAAGGCGCTGGCGGACACCGTCAGGAAAATGCTCGCGGAGAAGCTGCTCAACCCCTGGTGCGGCCTGTGCGAGGCGCCTGAGGCGTCCTGGCATTTCGAGGTTGCCCGCACCCGCTTCGACACGCTGGAGGCGGCCAGGGCGTCGTTCGAACGGACCACTGAGGATCAGGCGATGACGCGCGCGATCTTCGGCGACATGGACCGCAGTCGATTGCAGTAGGAGGAGCGTTATGGACGCCAAAGAGAACGGCGACGGGGCGACGACTCTCACCAGGATGGAAGCCTGCGCACGCCAGCAGCTTGATTGGATGCACTCTGAAGGATTCGAGCCTGACGTGATCGAGGCTCAGGAGGCGATTGTCGAGCTGCTGGGGCGGCTGATCGCGGTGGAGCGGGAGCTGCCTATCGCAGATTTGCGATAAGCCGCTGGCGCCCCGTTTCCGGGGCGCCGTGGGCCCTACCAGCCGAACTTCTCGGCGCAGATCGGGCCGATCGCGCGATCGATGCTCTCGCCTTTGGTCAGCTTGCGACCACAGCACGAGCAGGCGCCGACGCGCTGGCCGTAGGCGGTCGCCGCCGCCGCTGGATCCGCGACCGCGGCCAGGATGCGGACCGAGGCCTCCGAGCTGCACTCGCGCGAGGCGACGAAGCGGCCGGCGGAGATCTTGCCCAGGTAGCTCTCGCCTTCCTTGACGTAGATCGCGCCAGCGTTCTTGCCCGAGGCGCTGGCCAGCGAGAACACGAACGTGTCCAGCCGCAGCTTTGGGCGCGCCACCTGATGCGCCAGGGCGGCCTGGAAGGCCTCCTCGATCCGGCTGGCGTCGGTGGTCGGGGCGGCGGCCTCGCGGGCCACGCGCTCGACCTTGCGCTCGGCGTCGCGCTCGATGCAGCGGGTGACGGCGGCGAGCTGACGCTCGGTGAGGAAGCCGTACTTGCCGAGGGCCTCGTTCAGCGACGCGGCGAACTCGCCACGCGCGGACGCCAGCCATGCCACCTCGGCCGGGTGGGCCGCGGCCCAGGCCTCAGCCTTGTTGACCTTGGTCCTGGCGGTCGAGGCGCGGCTCTTCTGCCGCTGCACCATGCTGGTGCGGTACTCGACCTTGCCCGTGCCCTTGCAGGAGTAGCAGGGGCCGAGGCTGCGGTAGGTGCCGAAGCGGCCGGAGCCGCCGCACTTGGGGCAGCGCTCCACGAACACCTCGGGGGCCGCCTTGGGCGCGCGCGAGCCGGCGTTCAGGTCGTCCTCAAAGTCGGCGAAGAAGGCGTTGCCGGTCATGTCAGTCTCAGTCTTCCGTTCGCCCGCCGGGCCGATCCCAGCGGGTGATTTCCTGATACCTGACAATTTGACCTCCTGTAAATAAGCGGACGTCAGGAAACGGTGCGACAAGTTGGCCGTCAGACGGCGGGCGTCAGATGCGCCCTCCCCGCGCGAGGGCGCGCTCCAGCGTCTCTGCGTAGGCGCGGCGATCCACCCGCGCGAGGTCGAACCCCTCCTTGTCGCACTCGCGGCGGATGATCCGCGCCGCGACCCGTTCCTGCTCTGCGATGAACCGCTCATCGATCACCACTTTTCGCATCAGGCAGCCTCCTTCACCTTGCGCTGCAGCCAGTGCAGCGCCGCAGCTTGGGCTTCTTCGTAGGTTTTGAAGTTGCGAAACCGGATCGAGCCATTGCCGTGCGCCTTGGTCCGCAAGCGGAACTGGCCGTAATACGAGCTGATCTGCGCGGACATTCCGCGCGGCATGGCAGGCGACACGAGCCATGAAACGAAGGCCTGGGTGCCGGCCGCGTTGTAAGTCTCCCTGAACTCGACAGGGAAGCTCAGGGAGGGGAAGTCGATGCGGGCCATCACTTCACCTTCCGCGAGGGCCACTGGTTGAACAGAAGGCCCAGCTTGGAGACGTTGACGATCTGGGTCGTCTTCCAGTGCTCGATCGCCTCGGCCTTGGTGACCTTCAGGATCGAGTAGCCCCAGACGTGCGAGCCGCTCAGGCTGGCGCTGTCGCAGTCGCCGATCTTGCCGACCAGCTTGGCGACGAAGGCGTCGTACTGCGCCACGGCGTTGGCGACGGCGTCGGCGATGAACTTCGCCTCGCGCTCCGGCGAGCGGATCCGGGTGTTGGGCTCGTGCAGCCTGCGGGTGATCCAAGTGGCGCCCGTGAAGCTCTGCACGACCTCGTGCCGGCGGGTCTTGGCGCGGTAGGTCTCGCGGTTGTCGCGGCGGGAGTCGCCGCGCGGGAAGGCGCGATCGAGATCCCAGTCGTTCTGGGCCAGGATGGCGAGGCGGCTGTCGATGAACGCGCGGGCGTCAGTGGCGGCGCGCGTCTCAGCCTCGACCCGCAGCGGGGCGACGGCGATGGCGACGGGGTGGTCGGCGGTGGGCATCTCTGGATCTCTTGTGGTCCCGCCGGGCCAACCCCGCCGGTCATTTCTAGATATCCGGCTACTGCCCTGAGGACAATAACCGGATATCAACTAAGGGTGCGACAGGTTGTCAGGGCTGCGCCATGGGGTCTCTCGGGTTCAGGGGTTGATGTAGCGGATCGCGCTGCGGGCGATTGCGTGGCGGCGCGCGGATCCCTCAGCGGTCGAGACCGCCTCGCGGTAGGACTGGCATTCGTACGACGCGCGGACCGCGCCTCGGGCGGTGATCTCGCGAACCTTCCAGGTCGGCCAGCCCGCGCGCTTGGCGCGGGCGACCTCGATGGTGATGATCGGGGCGGCCATCAGTCCGTCGCCCAGTCTTCGTAGCGATCGGTCGCCGAGCTATAGATCTCCTTCAGCTCGGTGTTGACCAGATCCAAGGTGTTGCGGGTGAATTCGCAGTGCGACCAGTACTGGCCGGCGTCGCTGATGGTCTCGCTGTACCAAATCGCGGCCGAGAAGATCTCGTTCGCGTAGCCGGGGTGATCGTGCGCGGTCATCCAGGCGACGATCTTCTGCTCGTAGGCAGAGCCCAGGTACATGCCATAGTCGTCGTAGAAGGTGTGGGTCATCGCGGTCTCCGCCGCCGGGGCAGTCCCGTGCGGTGATTTCTAGATGCCTCAAACTCGCCGGGCTTGTAAATAGCTCGATGCCAGGAAATGGTGCGACATGTTGGCGCCGACCTGACAACTTGCCGCACCTTTTTTGGACGTCGGTCTATTTACAGCAGACCGAATAAGCAGGTATCCCGAAATCACACCGCACGGGACTGCCCCGGCGGAGGAGAAAACTCAATGACCTACATCGTGAAGCAGGAGGCTGGGTTCTTGTCCTGGGAGGGCGGCTACACCCACGTCCGCCGGCCTGAAGACGCCCTGCAGTTCAACACCGTCCTTGGCGCCCAGGAGGCGGCGTTCTCTGCCGTCCAGGACCCTCGCCAGCGCGGTAGCATCGTGGATCGCCGCGAAGCCATCCGCCAGTTCTACGGCGACTGAGATGGGAGTCGCAGACACCATCCTCGCCCAGTTGGGCGGCGCCCGCTTCGTGGCCATGACCGGGGCTCGCGCCCTGGTCGCCGGTCCCGATCACCTCCAGTTCGTGCTGCCGCGCGGCGCGCTGAACGGGACCAACAAGGTCCAGATCAAGCTTACGGGCGACGATCTGTACACGGTCGCGGTCTACCGCTTCAGCTCGCGCACCCTGGCCACGAAGCCCACCGCCCCGGCCGTCAACGGCGTCTACGCCGACGACCTGCGCGCGGTCTTCACCCGCCTCACCGGGCTCGACACGAGCCTCTGATGAGCACCAGCCTGACCATAGAACTCGCCGTGTACGCCGCCGTCTGTGCAGCGTTCATCGGCTTCGTCATCTACAAAATCATCAAACCCTGAAAGGAAACTGACCAATGGAAGAACTCTTCATCGATAACCGGACGCCGACAATCAACAAGACGGACAAGGACAACTGCCTCCGTCGTGGCGTTCGCATCTATAGCGCCACGCCGTTTAGTGCGTGTCTGCAAATCCGCTCTCACACGGACAAGCAAGGCGTCTACGGCATGGTCCACCTGTCCCCCAGCGAATGCCGCGAACTGGGCGAGTGGCTCCTGGCCTACGCAGAAGAGAAGGCAAAAAACGCACCAAAATAAGCATCTTGCATGTTCTGCAAAGGTGTGCTATAATAGCCACACAGCTGAATTGCGGCTGTGTCATCGTCGTGACTTAAGGAGATCCAGTGACTACTCTCAAATTACGCGCGGTTTCACACCCGAAAGGTGACAAGAACCGCTATTGCGGGCCGTCCGCCATCTCAGCACTTACCGGGATGGGCACGGGCGAGGCCGCTCGACTGATCAGAGCGGGCAGCAGGAAGACCGCCATCAAGGGAACCCACGAATCCGAAATGTTCCGCGCCCTGCGCCTGTGCGGGATCGTGTCGACTCCGCATCGGGTCCTCCGCACCCCTCAGGGCAAACAGCCCACCCTGGCCGAGTGGCTGCGCCAGACCCACGGCCGGCGCGGGGGGAAGGTGTTCCTGATCTCGGCCGGGCATCACTGGCAGCTCGTCAGCGGCAACCGCTTCGTCTGCGGCCAGACCGGCGACGTCGTCGCGCTCGACCACCCCAAGGTGCATCGGAGGTCCCGCGTCCGCGCGGTGTGGCTGCTGGAGGCGCCGACCGGCGTCAGCATCCCGCCCCTGGCCCGCAAGCCCAAGGCTCGGCCCCCAACCGCCTACGCCCAGGCGGTGCGGCTGGCCAAGCGCTGGCACCTGCGGATCGAGCGCGACGGGCGCGACTACTGGGTCTTCGGCCCCGAGGGCCTGTACGAGGACGAGCACGGCGATCCGAAGGACGATCCCTGCGAGGGATGCCACTTCAGCGTCGGCTGGATCGAGGTGCTCGAAAAGGTCCAGGCCTACGTCGAAGACCTGCAGGCCAGGGAGATGAAGGCTGCCGCCTGAGGCAGCTTGCCGCACCTTTTCGGGACGTCCGGCAATTGACCTGCGGGTCGATTGCCGGGTATCTCGAAATCACCGACGGGGCTGCCCCGGCGGCCACCTACGGAGAGATCAAGTGAACACCGCCTACCGCATCGATTTTCAGATCCCCGGCTGTCTGCCAACCGTCCTGCACAGGTTCACCCGGCAGCGCGCCATGGCCAAGGCGCGGAGCCTGTCCGCCACGCGCGACTGCTCCGTCTACGCCATCGCCACTGTCGACGGCGTCGATACTGGGCAGCGCGTCTACTACGCCGGCAGCTTCAGCCACCAGGACGACGCGTTCTGATGACCCGCACCCACGCCTACGTCCTGCAGCGCCTCGAAGCGCTCGAAGCGCAGCGGGCCAGGGCGAAAAGCCCAAAGACCGCTGCGATCCTCGCGAACACCATCCAAGAGCTGCGGTACGTCCGCGACTACCTCGAAGCTGAACCTTCCAAAGGAAAACTCTGACATGCCCACCATCAACATCCACTTCGCGGCCTTCGAGGACCAGCCGGTCCACGTCGCATCCGTCGCCGTGGCGGACACCTTCGAGACGGCCGAGGCCGCCCTGGAGGACGCCTACGCGAGGACCCAGAACGTCGCCGGCTCGTGGTCGCGCGGCCCGACCTTCGAGGACGGCTCGGCGAACCGCGACTACGACTGGCGGATCACAGTGATCGCCCCGCTGCCGGTCGAGGACGGCAAGACCTACGGCCACCGCTCGACCTGCGTCGGCGACATCTTCGAGGTCGATGGCGTGCGCTGGCGCGTCGCCGGCTTCGGCTTCAAGCCGGAGGCGGCGTGATGAGCGCAGCAGCATGGTTTCGAGAGGCGCACGGTCAACGCGTGATCAAGCGCGTGGCTGGCGTGGCCACCGTCGAGGACTGGCCGCAGATGGAAGCCGACGCGCGCCGTCAACTCGCCGCGCAAGGTTGCCCGGCTGAGCAAATTTGGATCGACGACGGAGGCGCTCTCAATTGGCCCGGCGGCTTCCTCAGGAAGCCCAAATTCCGCCCCGTGGAGGCCGGGCGGCTCGTCGTCCGCTCCAAGGACTACGGGTTCACGCCAGACGGCGCGGATCGGCCCGTATGGGGCGACAAGGCTGGATCGACCGTCGACGGCAGCCGGCTCGTGAAGCGGTACGGCAACGGTCTCGTGGTCACCTTTGAGATCGAGGGAGTCGCTGCATGACCCGCGCCACGATCGAGGTGCCCCTGCACGAGGCGTCGACGCTTCGAGTGCTGGTCAGCTACGCCAAGGTCTCGGCGGCCAGCGACCAGAAGTTCTGGGCCGAGCAAGCCGAGAAGTCCAACAACCCTGACTTCGCGCGCGTCTGCCGATCTCGGGTCAATGACTACGTCGCCATGGCCGAGTGGGCCGACAACATGCTCAAGCTGCTGGAGGGGAAATGAAGCTCTGTGAGGCTCATGTGCCGGCGCCCCGAGGGATCGGGGCGCGGCGGGTCAGCGAGCGGCCTGCCGGCCCTGGCGGCTGCACGCGCAAGGCGACGTACACCGATGGGCGCTACGTCTACTGCACCCAGCACGCCAAGGAGCCGCCCACGCCCCTGGCGCCGGCCTCGGGGCGGATTCGAGCCGACTGCCGCAAGCTGGAGGACTGAGGCAGCTTGCCGCACTTTTTCCGGACACCCGGTTATTGCCTCCTGGGCGATAGCCGGGTATCTGGAATTTACCGGTGGGTTGGCCGCCGGGAGAGACCTTACCGATGTCGACCAAAACCGCCAAACTGACAAAGACCCAGCGCAAGCTGATCGCCCAGGTCCGCGACGGCCGCGTCTTCGTGCAAACACACGTCTATCGCTCCGGCTACATGAAGACGTCCGAGGGCGGCGCCCGCGAATGGAGTGCGGCTGAAGGCCTGATCAAGCTCGGCTTGGCTGAGCTGATCGAGCGCAAGTCCGAGTCGACCTACGTGCGCAGCTCGATGGGCCACCGCCGGGAGGCGTGGACCAACCACCAATACCGGCTGACCGACGCCGGTCTCGCCCTCCAGGCCGAGATCCTGGCCGCCGCCCGCGCCGAAGGCCGCGCGGCGCTCCAGGCCGGCGAGAGCCTCTACCACAGCCCCTACGCCTACGGCCCGCAGCGCGACGCTTGGCAGGCTGGCTGGCGCGAAGAAAGAAGGACGTGATGGGCCGCCACATCGTCTACGTCACCCAGTTCGACGGTTTCTGGAGCCTGACGCCCAAGCAGTGGCGCGAGGTCGTCCGCACGGTCGTGGCCGGCGGCGAGTACAACCTCTCCGACTACCGGGAGATCCAGCGCCCGCGGTGCGTGCACAAGAACCACACCGGCCGTGGCTACTGGATCGACACCCTGGCCCACAGCCTGCAGCAGATGCCCTGCGATTGGGACGACCAGCAGTGGCAGGACGAACTCCACGCGATCGACGGGGCGCTGCTATGACTGGGCGGAAGGCTGAGACCATCGTCGGCACGGATCCCGTGACCGGCGCCGTCATCCGCAAGCGGGTCTTCAAAGGCCAGCGCGTGATCGCCTACGCCGCGCGCGACGAGAACAACCCTGGCCTCTACTGGGCGGTCCGTGGGACGCTCGAAGAGGCGCACCGCAAGTGCATGGCCGACACCCAGCGCCTCGGCGACGCGGTCGGCTACGTGTTCCCGGCTGAGGCGGTTTGACGCACCTTTTTCGGACGTCCCGATATTGCGGTGCAGGCCGATCGTCGGGTATCTACAAATCACCGACGGGGTTGGCCCGGCGGAAAGGAAATCCATTCGTGACTCAGTTCAAGACAATCAAAGAAACCAAGGCCGCCGTCCGCAAGGCGAAGGCGGTTTTCATTCAGGCGCGCTTTGGCGTGTCCGAGAAGTGGCTGCGGGTCAGCAAGGAAACGGCCTTCGATCTGCTGGACTCCATCGATCCGAACGACACGCCCAAGGACATGGAGATGTTCGCTGGCAGCTTCGGCGAGATGGACATCGACCGTTACCTGTACCTCGGCTGATCAGGCGACCTGATCGTTTCTTACGCTTCTGAGGTTCTCTAATCACATGACCACCGCCCAACCCCTCTGCCGTAGCTGCGGCAAGCCGATCGCGAAGCACAGCGAGACGGTGTACTTCCGCGACCCCGAGAACGTCGGCAAGCCCGGCATGCCAGCCTCGCACCTGGGCATCAGCCGCCACCTCGACGTCGCCTATCCGCAGTCGAAGGCCGAAGCCGCCCGCCACGTCAACGGCGAGATCATCTCGGTCAGGCGCTGGCCTGGGTGTGGGATCACCGCCGTCGGCGTGTGGGACGGCGAGACCTACAGGGATCAGTTCTTCTGCTCCAACGCCTGCGCCATCCGCCTGGGCCGCGCCGTGGCCCGCCAGGGCATGGTGATGCCCGAGTACAACGCGGCCCTCGCGGCCCAGAAGGAGAAACCATGAAACTTGAACTGAACATCGCCTGCAACAACGCCGCCTTTGACGACGGCAACCTTGGCCCCGAACTGGCGCGCATCCTGGGAGGCGTCGCCCGCTATCTCGGCTCCGAGGACTCTGCTGACATCCGCTTTTGGATCGGCGAGCCGCGCAGCCTCCGCGACATCAACGGGAACACCGTTGGGACGTGGGCCATCACCGAAACCCCAGCAGAGGAGGCCGCGCGCCTCAGCAAGGCAGAGGAAGCCTGACCATGTTGATGTTTGACACACTCAAGCTCTCGCGTGGGCTCCAGGCCGCCGGCATGCCACAAGCCCAGGCCGATGGCTTCGCCGCCGCGGTCAGTGACGCCACACAGGAGAGCGTCGCCACTAAGGCTGACCTCGCCGAGGCCAAGGCCGATATTCTGAAATGGGTCCTCGGAGCGCTCGGCCTGCAAACGGTCGTCGTCATCGGCGCCCTCGTCACCTTGGTGGCGCACCGATAACCCCAGCGAAGGAGATCGCATGACCACAGCCTACACCCCTGCCCGCCCGGTCGGGCGGCCGCCGCGGACGACCAAGCGGATCTGCGTGACGATGCGCTTCGAGGTCGAGGAACTGGCCGCGATCAGCGCCGCGGCGACCGAGGCCGGGGCGGAGGATCGCCACTCCTGGATGCTCGCCACGCTGCTGCGCGCGGCCAAGCAGAAGCGCCGCTAGTGCGCGCCTGCCTCGACATCCCTGGCGACGCCGAGGGTGGTCGCGTCGTTGACGTGGCCACCTTCCTGCGCACCAAGACCCCGGCGACCCGCAAGGCCGCCCTGGCCGCCCTGGCCAAAGGGCAGCCCTACCGCAACATCCACGGCTCGTGGTCGCTGACGCCGCTGGCAAGGAGAGTTTGATGACCACTGGGGCGCGATGGTCTTTGGCCCTTGGGCCGCTGTGGCTGGTCCGGTGGTGGTGGGTCTCACGCTCATGTCGATGATGAAGGGAATATCCCGCGCAGTGGCCCGCGACATGGGCTGGAAGCGTCACTACGACGACGACCTGTACTAGGACGCCAGCCGGGGGCGCTCCGGCTCCAGGTCGGCCGCTGCCGCCTCCAGGCGCTCCCGCAGGGCGCGGATGACCTGGGGGGCGGCGGGGTGGTCCTGCAGCCGGCGATCGGCCGCCTGGATCTGCACCAGGGTCCGCAGCGGGACGCCCGTGAACTGGCTCATCCCCACAGCCCAGTTGGCGCCCCAGAGGCGCTCCCCCATCCTGGCGACGATCGCGGCGGTCATTGGCGTCACATTGCGTGCTTTCGCCGGTTGTCAAGTAAGATGCGCCCGTTGGGTTCCGCTCACGGAGGGCGATGTGATGCGAACGCTCGGGATGTTCGACTACGTGATGCTCGGCGGGGGGGCGGTCGGCGCCGGCCTGATCCTCGCCTCGGCGATCCTGGCCACGGGCTGCGGGGCGCAGGCCAAGCCGGTGACCGGGACGTTCGCCATGGGGACAGGCGCGTCGGCGGGCACGCTGATCCTGGTGGACACGCCTAGCGCGATCCCGGCGGCGGTGAGGGCCTGTCCGGCGGCCAGCAGCCCCAACGTCCTGCCCAAGCCGTGCACCGTCCGGCTGAAGGAAGGGAACTGGACCTCGACCGATCTGCGCGGCATGGCCCCGCCTGGGATGGTGACGGTGGATCTCAGCGGCTCGACTTTCCCCTTCTTCCGCCTCGGCCAGGACTCCAACCTGACCGTCAACGGCGGTCTGGTCGTCGGCGGCAACCAGTGGGGGCAGTGCTGGGCGGTCGACGGCGCAAGCAACGTGACGCTGCAGAACGGCAAGGCCGACGGCTGCATGCAGTCCGGCTACCTGATGACCCGATCGCACGGGATCTCGTTCCTCAACCTGACGATCACCAACCCTGGCTGCGACGGCGTGCAGGTGGCCGGCGTCGACGGCTTCCTCGTCTCGGGCCTGCACTACTCAGGCTACGCCAACAGCACCAACACCTGCCACGCCGACGCCGTGCAGATGTGGGCGATGGAGGGCTACCCACTGCAGCACGGCAAGCTGCTCAACAACGTCGCCTCCTCGCTTGGACTCATCGTCGCCGATGGCCGCTCGTACGGCTCGCAGGGCTTCACCCTGTTCAACAACAACGGCCCAGGCGGGAGCGGGTATCCGATCGACGACATCGAGGTCAGCGGCAACATCGCCTACACCTATGGCGGCGTTTGCGTCGCGCTCTACCATGTCACCCACGCCGTTGCTGTCGACAACCAATGCATCAACCAGCAGCCAGAACCCTGGAAGGGCCGCTACGGCTTCCCAGGCTCAACGGGAAAGCTGGGGCCCAACTGGGTCGACGCCGTGGTGATCTACGGCGACGGGTGGAGCAACACGCGCAACGTGCCTGAAGGCATCCCGCACTACCAGGGCGGCGCTGACTTGCATCTGGAGCCGCTGCGGTGATCTGGAGGCGAATGAGCCTCCACCCTGTCGCCGACGCCGCCGCCTACGCATTTCCGGGCGCGATTCTTATCACGCTCGTGTTCGCGCCGCTGATCGCCATCTGGTGGTGGGGACGGATGAAGTGAGGCGTTTGTTACCTCCAACGCGCGGACGTAACAAAAAAGGCGCCCTGGCTTGTCCCCCGGCTGCAGGGCTAGTGGAACCGGGTGGGGCCAGGGCGTGAAGTGATCCAGTGCCCTCGGGATTGGTGAGGGCGGTCCTGATCTAGCAGAGTCGACGCGGGACGCAATCGCCTCGCTGGGGCCCCAAATTTCGTCGCTGGCGGCCGCGGCCGGGTGGGCCGCTATCATTGGGCGTCAAGCGCGGAAGGGGCGTCAGCGGGCAGTTTTGGGGCCTGGGCGCAGGGCGTCGATCGGGTTGGGTCCAGGCCCGCGCGTGCACATGGCCGGGACGCGCACTTGGATCGCCCCGCAGTTGAGACAGAACATGCCGTGGACGCACGCCACGAGCGGCTTTCGCGCCGTGCAGGATCCACAGGTCATCTCGTGGACGTAGCCCGCAGTCTGCCACGCCGTAAGGCCCTCAATCTGCTCGGGGGTGAACGGGGCTTCGACGGTGTCGTTCGGCATGGCTGCCCCTCCCGCGGCGCTCGGCGTGGCGAGGTGTGTGCGGCCTCGCCATCGACCCGCCGTACACGCCCAGCCCAATTGGCGGGAGGGGCTCCTGATCCCTCGGCGCGGCTGCGGGGAGGCGGCCGGGTCGCAAGGATCAGGGAAAAGCGCCCTGGTGTGTCGCGCGTGTGGGAAGGTTCGTGGCCCACCAGGGCAAGGTAGGTCGTCGTGACCCGGCGTTGGAGAACCGGGCAAGTGGGACCTTACGCCTGACGACGTGCTCAGGCCAGCGTCGCGCGGCGGTGGGCCTGGACCTTGGCCAGTTCAGCGCCAGCCTCCGCCACCCGCTCGGCGAGGCGGTGCAGGGCGGCGGACAGCTCCGGGTTGCTCGCCTCGTGTTCGTCAGCCAGTTCGCTGAGGTGGCCGGCGGCGCTCTGCAGGCCGATCTGGATGAGGTCGAGACGGCCGTTGGTGGCGTCGGTCATGTCGGGGCTCCGGGTTTAGGACCGTGGACGACGGTGAGGTCGTGCTCGACGACGCCCATTGCGGGATCGCCGCGCAGGTGGCTGGCGATGCGCTTGCGCCAGAAGTGACGGCGCTGATGAGGCCGACGTCGTTGGGATCCCCGCCTAGCTGGACAATGGCGTCTCTGGCCGTGTCGCGCTTGTCAGCGAGGTCTGTGTGATCGAACAGCGGGTCCAGGGTGCGGACGAGGCGCGCAGCTTTGACGAGGGAGAACATCAGGAGGCGCTTTCGATGAGGGCCCAACCGGCCTCTGTGAGGGCGACACGGCTGAAGTCGGAGTGGCCATGGCAGGGGATGAGGGTGACGAGGCCCTTGGCGTACAGCGCGCCGAGCTGTTCGCATTTGCACTCGCCAAGCGAAGACGTGTCTTCCTTCGACAGCCAGTTGAGCAGGAAGGCTTCGGTCATGGTCATCATGGTCCGCCCTGGCGCTGCAGCTCCTCGATCGCCGCCGGGGTGAGGTCGCAGAGGATGGCGTGGGCGCCCCATTGGTTGACGATGAACGGGGGCGCGTTGGCGAGGGTGACGACGCCGGCTGCAATGAGCGCGTCGAGGACGCCCTCGTTCTCGCCCCAGGTCTTGATCCAGACTTGGTGGGGCTCGATCGGAGGGGCGTCGAGGTCTTCGAGGCTGACGGTGGCGCGGCAGACGGGTTCGTCCTCGTGGATCTCGATGGCCGTCGCGCCGTCGCTGTATTGGCCAAACCTGATGCGGCCGGCGTAGGGGGGCGTGGCGACGGTGATCATTGCTTCGCCTCCGTGATGGTTGCATCGGAGTCGACGACGCCAAACTCGCGCTTGGCCATCTCGATGATGAACTCGCCAGCGGCGTTGGCGTCCGCCTCCGTGGCGAAGTTGCCAACGATGAGGACGACGTCCCAGCGGCCCATGACGGGGTTGTGGTGGATCTCCACGACGACGGGGTTGGCCTCGGGATTGGCCAGCGAGACCGCCACCCGGCTGGTGGGCTTGGGGTCGGCGATGCGGCCCTTGACCTTGCGGCGCTTGGCTTCACCCATGGTGCGTCGCCCAGGCGATGACGGCGATGAGCGTCGCCAGGATGATGGTCACGGCCAGCCAGACGATGGCGAGGCCAAGCCATTTGAGGCTGCGCTCCAGGGGCGTGGGCTCGCTCATGCCGCTTGTCCCATTTTGATGCGGCCAATGATGTCGGCGAGCAGGGTGAGGGCGCGCTCAGCCTCTGTCAGCAGTTGCTTGGCGGTGGGCGCGCGCATGTGGTCGACGACGGAGACGAGCTGCTTGCACAGTTGGAGGCGGTTGGCTTCGAGGTCGGGCGTCCACTCGCGGGCGATGGCGGCGCGGACGTTGAGGCGGTTGGCGGCTTCGGCGGCGATGGTGACGGCGACGTGGTCGCCAACGCAGACGCCGTGCTCGGGGGTGGCGTCGGGGAAGTTGGCGGGATCATCGCAGAAGCGCGGGTAGCCAAGGGCGGCGCCGAGGAGCTGACAGATCTCCTCGTTCTCGCGGGCGACGGCGGTGCGCAGGCGGGTGGCGTCATCGTCGGGCGGCGGCATCTGCGGGGCTGGGACATCAAGCGCCTTGGCGTTGATCGGCGTCAGGACGCGGACGAGGTTGGTGAATTCGTTGAGGAACAGGGTGCGGATGGTCAGCGTGGCGGCGTCGCTGCCGGGCTGGTGGAGGCCGGCCAGCCACATGGCGACAAGGTCGCCGAGGACCGCGGATTGGATGGACGGACCATGGTCGCGGAGGATGGGGCTGATCTGGGCGACGAGGGCCTCAGTGGTGTCGATGGCAAGCTTGTCCATGGTCATGCCGGGCTTGTCGGGATTGATTTCGTTGGGGAATTTTTCTGGTGGCTGGGTCATGCTGAACCTGACGCGATTTCGTAAGGGGTTGAAAAGGTTAGGCGCGGTGTTTTGGGGGGACACATGAGGGGACGCTCGGGGGACGCAGTTTCGAGTGTGTGCGTCCCCCATTAACTTATTATATTTCTTATTCTTTTCTTAGTAGGGGACAGAGGGGGACGCAGTTTGGAGATATTACGCGCTATGCGAGAGAAAAAAAGACACACCACATCAACGCGTGAATCACTACGCGCGTGGTGGCGCATATACACAAACTGCGTCCCCCTGCGTCCCCCACCCCAAAATCGCTTTTGGGTTCAACGATTTAGGGGGGGACACATCGAGTTTTTCTGCGTCCCCCCGTGCGTCCCCCTGCGTCCCCCACTCGGAATTTCCCTTTTGCTTTCGCGGCTTAAGGGAAAATGGGTGGCATCAGGAAAAAGGACGGGTGAGCGATTGGGAACCTGAGTGCTCGGCGTGTCAAGCAGAGCCGCGTCAGTAATCACCAAGCAAGCTTATCTGTGAGACGTCGGACCAGGGGATCAGGCGAAAGGTTCCCCGCTCCCCGGCTTCAGTCTTCACTGGAGTGACAACAACACCGATCGCGTCGGCCGCCTGGATCTCACAGTTGAACAGACCAGGATCACCGCGCCACCACAGGGCTGCGGGGATCGTGGAATGATCGTCCAGGATGGTGAGCAGGAACTTGAGCATTGGGCTCTCCTGTTGACTTATAAGTCAACGCTGTAAGGAGCGTTTGTAGAAGAGGTGGGGCGCCCGCTTTCGCTGATCGTCAAGCCGTTTTAGTGTCGCGCGCGAGATGCCGCACGCCCCTCCCAGCCGGCGCCCCAAGCGCGTCGAGCCCGAGCAGATCAAGCACGACGTGCTGCAGGGTCTCGCGACCGGCTTACCGTTGACGGTCATCGCCCGGCGCAACGGCATCAGTCAGGTGGCCATCAACAAGTGGGAGCGGCGCGACCCAGGCTTCGCTGAGGAGGTCGCAGCGGCCAGAGCGTTGGGCTGGGACAGCCTCGCGGTCGAGTGCTTGGACATCATCGACGACAAGAGCGACGACGTGCTGATCGATGCTGAGGGGATCCCGCGCGCCAACACCGCGGCGGTGCTGCGCGCCAAGGCGCGTGTCGAGACGAGGCTACGCCTGCTCGCGTGCTGGGATGTGGGCCGCTACGGGGCCCAGAAGACCGTCAAGGTCGAAGGGGAGATCGTGGCGACGCAGCGCCATGTGCTGGATCCGAGCCTGCTGGATGAGGCAGGACGAGCCGCGCTGAGGCATGTGCTCGCGCAGGCTGAAGCCCAGGGGCTGTTGCCAGCCCCTGAGCCTGAAGATGCAGAGTTTGAGGACGCCTCAGGCGCGGGCGAGGATGTTGCTGACGGTTGACGGCCGCCAGTCGCCGCCGCGCGCCGTCTTTACGCCCCGCTCATTGAGCGCGTCAGCGATGCCCTGCAGCGTGATGACGCCCTTGGCGTTCAGCTCGCGGATGATCGGCAGCACGTTGGCCGCGAAGGCGTCAGCCTGGGCCTTCTGGGCGGCGTTGCCGAGCGCCTGGACCTGATCCAGCTTCTTGCTGCCCAGCACCTTGCCCTGGGCGATCTTGGCCTGCAGCGCGGCGCTGGTGCGCTCGCCGATCATCCGCCGCTCCTCTTGGGCCAACGAGGCATACACATGCAGCATGAAGTCAGGGACGTCGACGCCCAGCGACGCCACGATGAACGGCACGCCTTGCGACATCAGGCCAGAGATGAAGGCGACGTCGCGCGACAAACGGTCAAGCTTGGCGACCACGACAGTGGCCTTGGCCTTGCGCGCCTGCTTCATCGCCTGGGCCAGGATCGGCCGGCGTTCGAGCGCGTCGGCGCCCTTCCCGGTCTCGACCTCGACGTGCCACGCGATGACGGGCAGCCCCTCGCGCTCGGCGAAGGACTCGATGGCGGCGCGCTGGGCTTCGAGGCCCAGGCCAGACTTGCCTTGCCGGCCGGTGGAGACCCGCAGGTAGGCGACGAGGGCGGTGTGTTTCGTGCTCATTTCGAAACCCTACACGACCGTCTAGGGTTTGGAAACGCCTATCTTGATGTCCAGAATGTCGCACTTCGCCTCGCCGTCGGGACGCCGGCGGCCTTGACAGGTTGTCGCACCCTCGAGACACAACACCAATGAAATCAATGACGTAGCAGCGGCCTCGCCCCCCCCCGGTGGGGGACGCCCTGGGCAGTCCACCCCAACCTGGGTAGGTGGAGCATCCCCCCCCGGATATCGCCACATTTTCCCAAATTGGGGCCCCCTTTTCGGGTCCTCCCTGGGGCAAATTCGACCCCCTATGCGCGGGCAGATCATGCCCGGCAAAACGGCCAAAAGGGATTTGCCTGCCCCCGCCTATTTCGGCCCATTTCGCCGCCTATTTAACGGCCGGCCGGCGACGCATACCCCCCCTGCCCCTCGCCGGTCAGACCCTCCCGTCGTGACCTCCTGGCGGGAGGGTCGCCTGAACACCTCGTGAACGGTCCTGATTCGTTCCTCAGAGGTGCAGACGCTCGGCGATGATCAGGCCGAGGGTGACGCCGATCGTGCCGTAGGTCATGTTTCCTCCCCTGCGAGCGGCCATCTTGCCGCCCAGCCCGGCCAGTCGCAAACTTGACGCCCAAGGTAAGCGTCACCCATGGCCCTGATCGACTTCAACGGCCTACTCATCGACCCCCAACAGCAGCGCGCGGCGTTCGAGCGCTACGACCTGGAGCAGGATCTCTACGCCTTCACCGCCGCCGCGTGGCCGCACATTGACCCTGCCCCGTTCCGCCCAGGCTGGCCAATCGAGGCGGTCTGCCAGCACCTGGAGGCAGTCGCCGACGGCGACATCCGCCGCCTGATCATCAACATCCCGCCCCGCAGCGGCAAATCCAGCCTCTGCAGCGTCTGCTTCCCCGCCTGGGTGTGGGCGCAGAAACAGACCAGCCCGACCAGCGGCCCCGGCGTGCAGTTCGTCTTCGCGTCGTACGCCGAGAAGCTCGCCCTGCGGTTCAGCCTCAGAAACCGCCGCCTGATCACCTCCGACTGGTACAGAAAGCGCTGGGGCGACAGGTTCACCCTGCACGCCGACGAAAACACAACCCACCGCTTCGTCAACGACAAGTCCGGCGAGCGGCTGGTCACCTCGATCTCAGGCACCGCCACCGGCTTTGGCGGCAATATCTTCGTCATCGACGACCCCAACGCGGCCAACGAGGCGTTCAGTGAAGCCGCGATCCAGGAGGTGATCGACTGGTGGGACCAGACCGCCAGCACGCGTCTCAACGATATTGACCTGGGCGCGTTCGTGATCATCCAGCAGCGGCTGGCCGAGAACGACCTCACCGGCCACGTCCTGGAGCAGGCGATCGGCGAGTGGCAGCTCCTCATGCTGCCGATGCACTACGACCCCGATCGCGTCGTCGTCACCAGCATCGGCTGGAAGGATCCGCGCACCCGCGAGGGCGAGCTGCTGTGGCCCGACCGCTTCCCCGACCACGCCGTGCGGCAGCTCGAACAGACGCTGGGCCCGTTCGGCGCCGCCGGTCAGCTTGAACAGAGCCCCAAGCCCAAGGGGGGCGGCGTCGTCAAATATGAGTGGTGGAACGCCTGGGAGCACGCCGCCTACCCGCCGATGGACTTCATCCTGGCGTCGCTCGACACCGCCTACACCGAGAAAACCGAGAACGACTACAGCGCGATGACCATCTGGGGCGTGTTCACCTACGACGTCCTGGCGGTCCCTGGCCGCGTCATCGGCTCCGACGGCCGCCCCTTGTACCTGGGCGATCGCAACTACGCCCAGGAGAGCCCCAGAGTGATGCTGATGCACGCGTGGCAGATCCGCCTCCCGCTGCACGAACTGGTGGTCAAGGTCGCCGACTCCTGTCGCCGAATGAAAGTGGACCTGCTCCTTATAGAGAATAAGGCGTCGGGCATCAGCGTCAGCCAGGAGATGCAGCGCCTCTACGGCCACGAGGACTGGGGCGTCGAGCTGAACGACCCCAAGAGCATCGACAAGCTCTCCCGCCTGCACTCCGTCGTCCCCCTGTTCGCCCCCGAGCTGCGCCAGAAGACCGACGCCCAGGGCCGACCGTTAAGGGACCAGCACGGCGAGCCGATCGTCATCTCCGCCCGCGGCGGTCTCGTCTACGCGCCCAGCGATCCTGGCATGCCGACCTTCCGCGTGTGGGCCGAGGCGTGCATCCGGCAGGTCGAGAGCTTCCCGCACGGGGCGCACGACGATTACGTCGACACCGTCTCCCAGGCCCTGCGCTGCCTGCGCGACAGGGGCCTGCTGAGCCTGCCGAGCGAGAGGCTTGCCGATCTTAACTTGACATCGCAGTATAGTGGCAGTCCGGCGCCGCTCTACCCGACCGTCTGAGCATCCCCCCGCCAGACGCTCCGAGCAGCGGCGGCGCCGGGCGACAGAGGAGACGGCATGGGGCCGCGGATTCTGGCGCAGGCGATATGTGATCCCGGCAACTTCAAGGTCGCCGACCGGGTCAACGACCAGCCGTTCCTCGTCCACGTCACAGGTCAGCTCGACGGCGGCGACGCCCTGCCCAAGCGCGATTACGAGATCGCCGCCCCCAGCGAGTGTGACGCCGCCCAGACTGGCCTCAGCCGTTACATTGATGAGATGGTGAGGCTGAACTGATGGCCGGGTTCAGCCGCGCCAACCTGCGTCTGGTCCCCCCGCCTGGGGGGCCCGCCATCGCCAACGACGACATCACCATCGACGTCGCCGAAGAGCCCGACGACCTGCAGGCCAACGACGAGGGCCAGATCCTCCGCATCGAGCACGGCGACGGCTCGGTCACCATCAGCATGAACGACCGCCCGCTGATCCCCAGCGGCGACGCCCCCAACAGCGGCGACTGGTTCCGCAACCTCGCCGAGGAGCTGAGCGAGGACACCCTGGGCACGGTGGCCGAGGATCTGCTGCGCGGCGTCAGCGATGACGAGACCTCGCGCAAGGAGTGGATCGACTCGGTGGCGACCTTCGTGCGCCTGCTCGGCGTCACCCCCGAGGTGCCCAACGTCAGCGCCGGATCGACCGACGGCGCCCCGGTCGAGGGGATGAGCAAGGTCCGCCACCCGCTGCTGCTGGAGGCGGTGCTGCGCTTTCAGGCCAACGCCAGGGGCGAATTCTTACCCGCCGACGGGCCGATGAAGATCCGCGACGACTCCATCTCGGCCGGCGTCGAAATGGAGCTGCTCGCCGACGCGCTCGAAAAAGACATGAACCACTACCTGACGGCGCACGCGACCGAGTACTACCCCGACACCGATCGCATGTGGTTCCGCCTCGGGCTCGAAGGCACGGCGTTCAAGAAGGTCTACAGGTGTCCCCTGCGGATGCGGCCGGTCAGCGAGACGGTGACGGCCGAGAACCTGATCGTCTCCAACGACGCCACCGACCTCGCCAACGCCCGCCGCGTCACCCACCGGCTGATGATGAGCCGCACCACCATCCGGCGGATGCAGATCATCGGCGCCTATCGCGACATCGACCTGGGGACGCCGGTCGAGCCGACCCTCGACGAGGCGCAGCGCGAGATGCGCCGCCAGCAGGGGATCACCGACACCACCCTCAACCCCGACGATCGCGATCGGCAGCTCTACGAGATCTACTGCGACCTCGACCTCGTCGGCTACGAGCACATGTGGAAGGGCAAGCCGTCCGGCCTGGAGATCCCCTATCGGGTGACCATCGACGTCACCAGCCGGCAGGTGCTCAGCCTTGTGCGCGACTACGTCGAGGACGAGGCCTCTGAGCTGCCCAAGCGGCGCGAGACGTTCGTCCAGTATTGCTATGTGCCTGGTTTTGGTTTTTATGCGCTTGGGCTAGGTCATATCCTCGGCAATACAGATAACGCGCTCACTGCTGCTTGGCGTGAGATGCTAGATAATGGCATGTTCGCAAACTTCCCGGGATTTTTAGTGGCAAAAGGAGCCACTAGACAGCAAACATCTATTCTACGCGTGCCGCCCGGCGGTGGAGCGCCGATCGATACTTTGGGCAAGCCGATTTCGCAGGCGGTGATGCCGCTGCCCTACCAGACCACCCAGATGCCGCCGCTGATGGCGCTGATCGACTCGATGGCGACGACCGGCGCGCGGATCGGCGGGACCGCCGAGATCCAGGTCGGCGAGGGCAAGCAGGACGCGCCCGTGGGCACGACGCTGGCGCTGATCGATCAGGCGACCAAGGTGGAGAACAGCGTCCACAAGCGCATCCACACCGCCCAGGGGCAAGAGTTCAAGCTGATCGTGGCGCTGTTCCGCGAGCATCCGGAAGACTTCCTGCGCACAGAGAAGAAGGACTCCAACTTCGCCTGGGACGCGCAGACCTTCCTGCAGGCGCTCGACACCTGCGAACTGGTGCCGCAGGCCGATCCGAACACCTCCAGCCAATTGCAACGCCTGATGAAGGCGATGGGGATCAAGCAACTGCAGGCGCAGAGTCAGAGCCTGTACGACCCGATCGCCGTCGACACCTACGCGCTCAAGACGATGGGCGTGAACAACCCGCAGCAATTTTTCGTCCCGCCACAGTCGATGGCGCAGCCGCCGCCGGAGCTGCAGCAGATGCAGGCCGAGATGCAGTCGAAGCTGCAGCAGGCCAACGCGAAGACCATGGACGCCAACTCCAAGGCCGCCATGGCCAAGGCCAAACTGGCCGAGACCCAGGCCAAGATCGCCCAGGGCGGCTTCGCCAAGGCCGGCGGCGCCGCCGCCCCGCCCAGCCCGCTCGATGCGATCAACGCCCGCGCCAAAATGATGGACGCCGAGACCCGCCGCTTCGACGCCCACGCCAAGATCCAGGAGACGGACCAGCAGTCGGCCGACCGCGCTGCCGATCGGCAGGCGGAGCAGCACTCCGATCAGGTGGATCTGGTCAAGGCGCTGCTCGCCCACCACGCCGACATCGGGGAATCAATGTTCGCGCACGCGCACGAGGCGCGCGAGGGCGCGCTCGATCGCGAAGCGGATCTCAAGCAGGCGAAGATCGCCGCCAAAGCCAAACCAAAGGGAAAGACCAATGGATGACGGATCCCTACAGGGTCTGAAGGATCACCTGACGAAGGCGCAGGAACTGCTGTTCCACGATGACCGGCTGGCCTCGCTCGCCGACCTCGACCACGCCAAGCAGCATCTGCAGGCCGCCGTCGAGACGCTGGAAGAGTGGCTGTCGCCGCCCAACCCCTACGTGTCCACCACCCTGAGGCCGGGCCTTCAACGGATCGGAGACAACGATGGCTGATGTCGGCGCGAACGCGGCGCAACACTACCGCGAGGAGATGCGCTCCAAGGCGGCCAAGATCGCGGGCGACCGCGACGCCGTGAACGTCGACGGCTCCGAATTCACCCCGGCCGAGAAGCTGTACGCTGGGGTCAAGACCGGCATGCGGCCGATCAGCCGGCAAGCCCGTAGGGCCGGAGGAGCGGTGCGGCCCGAGCTTGAGCCGCAAGGCGAGCACGCGCCCCATCGCCCCGATCGCCCGGCCAGGGCCAGGGGCGGCGGCTTTGGCGAGGCCTTCGTCAACCGCGACCAGAAGGCCGCCAACGCCGAGCGCGAGGGCGAGTACCCCAACGGCGGGATGAGGGCCGGCGGCCGCACCGGGCGCGCCGAGGGCGGCTATCTGCCCCGCGAGGGCGGACCCTCCGAGACGCGCGCGCTGCGCAAGAAGACCGCCTCCAGCGAGGTCGAGACCGATCCTCAGCCGGCGGCGGAAGACGGTCGCCGCGCCCGGCAGATGGGCGGACCCCTGGCGGCGCCGCTGGCGGCCGGCATGGGCGGCCAGGGCCGCATGGCCTTCAACTTCGCGCCCGATCGCGCGCAGATGCTCGCCGACGGCGGCCGGGCCAAGGCGCACGAGCGCTACGGCCACGGGCCCGACTGTAGCTGTCCGTCCTGCCGCAAGGGCCGGGCGGACGGCGGCGGGGTGGAGGATGAGTTGCCTGCGAGCGCCGCACCGTCGCGCGCCGCAGCTCCACCCCGCTACAACCGCGACGCCGTGCAGGCGGCGATCGATCAGTCCAACCGCCGCGGCCAGCGCATCGGCGGCAGGGAGGCGGCGATGATTCACGCCGTCCTCAAGGGTCACCAGCGCGAGGACAAGGCCAAGGGCGGCGGTTTCCGCACCGCCTCGGGCGCCGTCTCGACCGAGGGTCGCGAGAAGGCCGAGAAGAAGGGCCAGACGATGCCCGGCGGCGGGTTCCCGATCAGGAATGATGAGGATCTGAAGAACGCCAAGCACAGCGTCGGGCGCGCCAAAAACCCGGAAAAGGCGCGCGCCTGGATCAACAAGCGGGCCAAGGAACTCGGCAAGCCGCCGATCGGCAAGGCTAAGGGCGGTTCAGCCCAGCCCGATCCCGACGAATTGGGACGGTTCGTTCGCCGGATGTCGCATCACCCGGCGCCGGACATCCAGGAGATGGTTCGGCAGCGGTTCGGAGGCTACCGGATCGGCTCTGACGAGCTGCAGGGTCATCTCGCCCCAGATGATGAGGCTCAGCCCCGCGCTCGTGGCGGCAGATCGGGCAAGGGCAAGACCAACATCAACATCGTCATCGCGACGCCGGGTGGCCAGAGCCAGCAGGGCGCTGCGCCGCCTCCTGGCGGTCCGCCAGTAGGACCGCCGATGCGGCCGCCCGGCATGCCCGTGCCGATGATGCCGCCAGGGGCCATGCCCCCGCCTGGAGCACCTGCGCCGATGGCGGCGCCGATGATGCCCCCTGGCGGCATGCCGCCCCCTGGGTTGCCGCCGCGGGCCAAGGGCGGCCGCGCGCCGCGGGCCGGATCGGGCTCGGGCCTGGGGCGGCTGGAGAAGGCTGAGCGCCAGGAGCGCAAGGAGGACTGATGGCGTCGGCTCCGCAACTCGAGGCTACGCTTCGCGAGATCATCGCGGAGGTGCGCGCGGACACGATCGGCGAACTCGTGGCTGGCGGTCCTGAGGACTACGCCGCCTACCGCGAGACCGTCGGTTACATCCGCGCGCTCGATCAGTTTCCCGAGTGGTGCGCCGAGGCGGGCAAGAAGCTGGATGAGAGGTGAAAAATGCCGGTGACGGCGGCGTACACGCACACCGAAGACCCCCGCGAGAAGCTGCTGGCGGCGGTCGGCGACGTTTCAGGCGTCGAGATCTTCCACAACCAAGTGCTGGTGGCGGTCTACATCGCGCCGGAGAAGACCAAGGGCGGCATCATCCGGCCTCAGACCAACGTCGATGAGGACAAATACCAGGGAAAAGTTGGTCTGATCCTCAAATGCGCGCCGGAAGCCTTCAAACCGGACAAGAAATGGCAGTGGCCGGAAGACATCGGCGAGGGCGACTGGGTGTTTTACCGGATTTCCGACACCACGGCGGCGACGATCAACGGACAGGCGTGCCGATTGATCGATGACGTCGACATCAAGGGGCGCCTCGGCCACCCGGACACGGTCTGGTAGGCGCCAGGGAGCGAAAGCATGGCCAAAGGCGGCGATTCCATCGATCTGGCGCTCGAAGAACTCGAAAACGAGCCCCTGCCGACCCAAACGCGCGACCGATCCCGCCAAGAGGACGAGATTCAGGTCGATTATGCCGAGGACGGCGACGAGTCCGCGCCGGCTGGGCGTGAAACAGACGGAAACGCGCCTGAAACACGCGAAATCGAGCCCCAGGAGGGCATCGACGAGCTGCGCGCCCGCCTGCAGGCGTCCGATGCGGCCCGCCGGCAGGCCGAGGACCGCGCCAACACCGCCGAACAGGCCCGTGCACAGGCCACAGGCGCCACCCAGGACGCCAATGTGCAGATGCTGAGCACCGCGCTGGACAGCGTCAGGCAGCAACTGGGCGCCCTGGAGGCGAATCTGGCGGAAGCCTACTCCGTGCAGGACTTCGCGACCGCCGCGAAGATCCAGACCGAGCTTGCCAAGACCGCGCAGCGTGAATCGATCATCGAAAACGGCCTCGAACAGCTCAAGGCCGCGCCGCGCGAGCAGCCAAGGGCGCCGCCGGCGCCCTTGGACGAGGTCGAGGCGGTCGCCAGGACTCTGACCCCGAACGCCGCCGCCTGGGTCCGCGCCCACCCGACCTACGTCACCGACCAACGGCTCAACAACAAGCTTGTCGCCGCCCACTGGAACGCGATGGGCGACGGTCTCGTGGCCGACAGCCCCGAATACATCGCCTACGTGGAAGACAAGCTGGGCATTAGCCGTTCAGCCACAGAGAGGACCCCCGTGCCCGAAACCCGCCGCGCAGCGCCCCCCGCCGCCCCGCCCAGCCGTGGCGCCAACGGCGGCGCCAATCCGGCTCGCGTCACCCTCACCCGTGAGCAGCGGGAGTCGGCGCATGAGAATTTCCCCGATGAGATGGCGCAGGATCCGACCGGCCGGAAGGCTGAGCAGGCGTACGCCCGCAACATGCTGATTTTGCGCCGCGAGGGGAGGATGAACTGATGTCCCGCACCGACGATGAGGCCGTTGAGGCCCTGGCCAATGAAATGCGGCCGCAGGATCCGCGTGCGGGAGGCGCACGCGAGGAGTCTCCCCGCGAGCGCGCGGCCCGGCGCGCTGCCGAGATCATGGGCCACCTGGACGCCTCGCTGGACGAGGGCCAGGACGAACTGGCGCTCGACGGCATCACCATTCCCGACGGCTGGAGCTACGAGTGGAAGCGCCAGACTGTGTACGGGAAAAGCGACCCCGCGTACGACACGCGGCTGGCCAGGACTGGCTGGGAGCCGGTGCCGTCTGAGCGCCACCCGCAGATGATGCCCAAGGGCCACCGGGGCGAGATCACCCGCGACGGGCTGGTGCTGATGGAGCGGCCGGCGGTGATCACCGACAAGGTCCGGCAGATCATGATCGAGCGCGCCCGCGGCGCCGTGCGGCTGAAGGAGAGGCAATTGAACGAGGCCCCCGACGGGACCTTCGACCGGGTGGACGAGCGCGGGCGGCCCACGGCGCGGATTCAGACCACCCATGGTCCGGTCGTGATCCCGGTCCCGACGGAGTGATGGCGATGCCTGGACTTCTCACCCTGCTCCTCTGGCTCATCGTCATCGTCGCCATCTTCGGCGTGGCGTGGTGGGCCCTGAGCCAGATCCCCCTGCCGCCGCCGTTCCGGGTGGTGGTCAACATCGTCTTCGCGGTCATCGCGGTGATCGTGCTCATCTGGCTCGCGACCACCCTGCTCGGCGGTCCGCCGCATGTCAGCCGCCTTACGGCCGGCGCACGATGGTTCGTCTGAGCCGGATCATCCTGCTGCTCTGCCTGCTGGCGCCCTTGGAGGCGTGCGTCCTGGTCATTGACCAGCCGGTGAACGTCGAACGCCATCCGCCAGCAGAGCATCACGAGGAGGACGAGGAGCACGTCGTCCACCTGTGAACTTACCGGCAGAGTCAAGTCTGCATTGACATAAATCGAAAGTCGCGAAACTGTCAGCGGGGGGACGCCCGATCGATAGGGTGACGACTGATGTCTGAGACCCTGGTCATCTACGACCGCATGTGCAGCGCCATCACGGAGTGCATCCGTGTGGATGAGGCCAAGGATATCCGCGACAAATCCCTCGCCTTGGCCTGTTACTACCGGCAGGCGCGCAACGAAGAAGCCGAACGCGGCGCGCTGAATATCCGCCTGCGGGCGAGCCGCCGGATCGGCCAGTTGCTCAAAGAGATGACGCGGGCTGAGACGCCTAACCCGGAAGGGATCGGCGGTCGGGGCCATAAGGTTGTTATGTCCAATGGTGGGACACAACAAAGTCCCTACGCCCAGGCCCTCACCGACAATGACATCTCACGCCAGCAGGCCGGTCGTTTCCAGGCCCTCGCCGACGTGCCCGAGGACGAGTTCGAGGCGGCCCTAGTGGGACCTGATATTCACGCCATGATCGACAGCGATGCCGACGAGGTGTCGCCGACCTCGATCGCGACCGCCCTGTGCAAGAAGTACGCCCACGACAGGCTGGAGCCGCACATCCACTACGCCGCCCTGGAGCACTTCAAGCAGCTCGCCCGGCAGGTGCTGCGTGGGCGGCTCGACCCGTCCTCCACTGAGAGCGACGCCTATGAGGGTGAGTTGTTTTCCGGTCATCTCCAAGAGCGTTATCCGTTGCCGCCGCGCCCAGGCCAGGAGCCGATGTACAAGAAACGGGAGCTGCTGACCGATGAGGAAGCGATGTGGAATATCCAGGCCCTTCAACGCGCAGCCGACGCGCTGGCCATGCACTCTCGTGCGCTACTGGCATGGTTCGAAAGCCGTTTTGTTCCAGCCTAATTGGACGATGAACAACAATCAGAACGCTCAGCCGTCGTCTGACCGCTGTCCCAAGTGCGGGAGCACGGATCCGGCGGTGTTTCGTGACTATGTGTACGAGTACCAGGACCATCGGTACTCCGTACCTTGCGCTCACATCTTCCATTTTACCCGGCGGACGGTCGTGGGCGACTACACGCCTTATCCGTAGGATTCACTGTAGTCCTGCACGGCGTCCTTCAGCTTGATCCCGTAGAAGCTCCGACCATTCTTGTGGCTGCGGTCGCGGTTGAAGCCGAGCTTGCCCAGGCGGGTCGAGAACGAGTTGATGGTGCCGGGTTGGACGCTGGCGTTCAGGGCGTACTGCTTCCAGGCGGGATAGAGGACGCCGACGCGGCTCTTGGCCATGGCGTCGCTGACGTCGCAGGCGTCCTCGATCCAGGACAGCATGCTATCGGCTTCGGCAAGGTAGTCCTCGGTGGCCGCCTTCACGGCGGCGGGTCGTTCGAGACCCTCGGCCTTCAACCGTTCGAGCCCCTCCATCTGCCATTTGAGGATGCCGGGCCCTTCGTCTCGGATCAGGCGGGCGACGAGATCCTGGTCGCGGTGCGCGTCATCGACGGTGGCGGAGAATTCGATGAGGTGGATGCGCCGCTTGATCGCCTCGTCGACGCTCTTCAGCGCAGGTTTGGCGTTGCCGGACATGATGAGCAGGGCGCTCGTGGTGAACTCGATGCTGTTCTCAGCCATCCCCCGCGCCCTGATCTTGTCGCCGCCCGTGATCGCCTTGACACGGGCCTCGTTCCATGTGGCGTCCTCAGGAACCTCGCTGGCGGTGACGAGGCGGGCGCCGCGCAGCGGCATCAGCTCCTCAGTGTGTGGTTCCCAGCGCCGCTGGAGGAAGGTGCCGGCCATCATCGTGGCGGCGTAGTCGCCCATCACGCCCGCGAGCACCTGCAAGAACACGCCTTTGCCGTTGGAGCCGGCGCCGAAAATGAACGCGAACATCTGCAGACGGCGCTCGCCGATGAGGGCGTAGCCGGCCAGCTTCTGCAGGTAGTGGATGAAATCGGGATCGCCGCCCGTCGCCCAGTCGAGGAACGCCAGCCATTGGGGACACTCGCCGCCGGGCGAAACCGCCGTGATCTTGGTCAGCAGATCGGCGCGCCGATGAGCGCGTCGGCGGGGCGTTCCCTGCAGATCCCAGGTCCCGTCAGGCGTGTTGAGCAGCCAGGGCTTAGCGTCGAGGTCGTCGATGCGGATCAACCGCTTGAGCCGCAGTTGTGCGGCGATGGCGTTGAGCTTGGCATTGCTCATCAGCGCCAGTTCATCCTTGGCGCTTGCCTTGGGAATGATCTCGGCGTCGAGCCAGTCGCGCAGGCGGCCGAGGACGTGCAGTTCGCCCTGGTCGACCAAGCGCCGCCCGTCCCAGTCCAGCCAGCCGTTGGGCGAATAGCAACTGTTGTCGTCGATCGCCGCGAACATGGCGGCCAGGACGCTGTCGCCAATGCTGGCGAGCGTCCCTGCTGAAGGTGGTTTGAGGGCGAAGTCCGGCAGCGTCGCGGTGAGCGCTTCGAGGTCGGCGGGAGTGTGTTTTTCCAGGTAGTTCGAGCTGTCGCCCTTTAACGGGCATTCCGGCCACATCTGTCCCAGATCGAGCACTCGTACGCGCCGGGCGACGGGCGCCAGATTCTCCGCCACGTTTTGGGCGTGGTCCTGGCCGGGGAACACGGGACGACCGTCTGGATGGCGTAGCAGCTCGCCTGTGGCGGCATTCTTCGACTGCGGGTCGTTGTCGGCGACGATGACGACGTCGGCGGTCTTGAAGAATTTGTTGTACGAGGCCTTCCATTTGCCGGCCCCGCCAGGGTGGGTGGTGGCGGCGAAGCCGGCGGCGCGCAGGTTGTCGACGTCCTTCTCGCCCTCCACGATATAGATGGTCTGACCGGCGGCGATGGCGGCGATCAGCTCAGGCAAGCGGTAGGGGATCAGCGTGATCCCCTTCATCGACCATATCCAGTCGCCCTTGCCGTCGGGGCGTCGCTGCCGAAAATCCTTGGGATCTAGGCGGACGACCTGGAAGCGCAGCGCGCCCTCCTCATCGAGATAGCTGTAGATCGCGATGATCTTCGCGCGAGGCGCCGTATGGCCGTTCGACTTGGCTCCCCGCACCGGGTGCTTTTCGTCCAGCCACTTCATGGCCCCCTTAAGATCGGTGGCCTCACCCTGGCGGATGATGAGTTTGAGGGTGCCACCGCCGGTTCCGGCCTCGTTGTCGAAGAAGACGCCCTTCTCGCGATCGACGGCGAGCGAGCCGCGCGCGCCCCAGCGCAGCACTCTGCCATTGGAGAGGCCCCAGTTGGGTTCGCCGAGCAGCTCCAGGGCGACGGGCTCGATCAGGGCGCGGAGGTCTTCCTCACTGCGGTTGGAGGCCACGGCCTACCTCCCCCCGGCGACCTCCCGGTGTCTCGCCATCATCACGCGCCAGACCGGCTGCGCCGATGAGGGCGGCCTCGGCGCGGTCGATATCCTGTTTGCGCGCGAACAGCAGCGCGTGCCTGGGCCAACGGGCGACGGCTCGCGACCTCGCCACGTCCTTGTTCTCCTTGCCGGGCGGCACCCCGGCGAACCTTTTCCAGGTCGGCGGCGTCACCCAGACGATCGGCAGATCGAAGGCGGCGGCGATGCCCTCAAGAACTCCCCTAGCGCGACCAAAGGCGAAGGCGGCGACCTTGGCGTCCGTGGGTCGCGCGGAAACGAATTCTGCGTAGATCCGTTCGGCCCCGGCATGGGCGATGATCTCGGAGAGCAAAGGCGCGTTAGTGGCGTGCCGACCGTTCGCTTCTAGCAGTGACGGCATGTCAAAAACTTCAAGCAACTCACCGGACTCACTGAGCACGGCGACGGCTCCTTTTGCACCGAGATCAATACCGAGAACCCGCGCCGCCATTGTGCTAAACCTCAGAGGTACAAGCCCAGTAACAAGTCTTGACAAGCTCCGCTTGACAGGCGCCGCTTGACAGGGAACTTAAGGTGCTCGGCCTGCTGCGGCGGCCGCCTCAGGGTGAGGTGGGTCGTAGAGGTCGGGACGAAGGCGCCAAGCGGGGATTCCAGTGAGAGCTGAAAGTTGTCGCACCCACTCAGCGGGGATGACGCGCCAGCCGCAGAGAGCTTGCTTGCTGATGCCTAGCTCGTTCGCGATCTCCGTCAGCCGGCCGCGATACTCAGCCCTGAACGCTACGACCGCCTTCTGCGCTGCTGGAGAGGGTACGCCGACGCGCTGTGCCATGGTCACGCCCTTGGTCGCTTTCGTCCGTCCCCACCCTTGTCCCACTTACATTCGGCGTCAAGTGGAGCCTGTCCAATGTCCGTGAGGGGTGGCGGTCTCGATGGCGTTGGCGGTGGTGGCAAAGTCCGCGACAGCGCCACCAAAACAATTGGTCAGCGCATCGCTAGGGCGCGGGATAGCTACGGTCTGAGCCAAGTCCAATTAGCCGCCAATCTGGACGTCACGCGCGCGGCGGTCAGCCAGTACGAGAAGGACATCATCAGGCCTCGGGACAAGGTGATCGAGACGCTGGCGGCGTTCTTCAAATGTGACCGCGAATGGTTCGAGCATGGTCGGGGCAAACAGCCCAGTCCAGCCGACGCGCCGATGGTTCTCCAAGAAATCAACGCCATGTACTTGTCGAAGGTGGGGACGACGATCGGCGATGCCGCCAGCGGTGGCGAGTGGCGTTTGCCTTTTGCGATTTTCGCCGGGGCGGGATTGTCCGTTCGCGATCACATCGCTGTGACCACCGCGCCCAACGCCGTGGGACCGATCCACAAGGGCGACAGGGTCGTGATTGACACTGGTCGTAGGAGGGGCGAAGGGGTCGTGCTCGTTGTCTCGGACGGAGGCCCTCGGCTTCTAAAAATCGGTCAGAGCACGAATGATCAGCACGCTACTGCACCGATCGTCGGGTACGTGATCGCCTTTTTGCGAACCCTGTAAGCGGACCGTGCTTTTCGACACTGCAAAATTCCGTCAATTTGCGCTTGACCGTACCCTCGATCGGGACTTACGCTCCCCGTCAAGTTGAGTACTAGTATCGGGGATGGGGTGTAAGCCATGCTCAGCCCGAAGACACCAGCATCGGCGTTAATCGACAGGATCCAAGAGCGCACCGATGATGGTGTGCGTGAGGCGATCCACACCGTCGAAGCATTGGGCGGCAAGGCCGCAGTCGATGACTTCTTGCAACACCATGTATCCTACGTAGCTGGTCTTGTGATTGCTACGTATGGGCAGGCGCGCGCCTGTAGGATGATGGCAGGTGGTCTTTTCGCTGCTGAGCACTATTCTTCTGAGGGTCTAGAGTGTTGAGATGGACGAGCCCCACGGCAATGCGGGCACGCCGGAGGAACGCCGCACCGGCATAGGCGGCTCCGACGCCGCCGCCGCGCTGGGTCTGTCGCCATGGCAGACACCTTACGATCTGTGGGAACAAAAGACCGGCCGCGCGCCGCCGATCGAGCAGACCGAACCCATGCTCTGGGGCCATTTGCTGGAAGATATCGTCCGCCGTGAGTACGCCCGCCGCACCGGCCTTGAGGCGCGCCCGGTCGCGGAGATGATCCGTCACCCCCATCGGTCGTGGATGTTCGCGCACCTCGATGGCGAGGTGCTCGGCTTGCCCCGAAAGGTAATTTTGGAGGTGAAGACCTCGCGCACCAGCCAGGGCTGGGGCGACGACGAAACCGACCAGATCCCGCTCCCCTACCTGATCCAGGCCCACCACAACATGTCGGTCGCCCAGGCTGAGGTCTGCGATGTCCCGGTGCTGATCGGCGGCAGTGATTTCCGCATCTACGTGGTCGTTCGCGATCCCCAGATCGAGCAGCAGCTCTTCGAGCGCGAGGCGGAGTTCTGGGAGTTCGTGACCCGAGATCAGCCGCCGCCGCCGACCACCGTGGAAGATGCGGTGCGCCGCTGGGGTCACCTCGACGCCGAAGGTCAGGTCGTGGCCGGCAACGCCGAGATCGCCGCCGTGAAGACGTTGCGCCTCCTGCATCGACAGAAGGCTGCACTCACAGCGCTCGAAGAGAAGATGCGGCTCGTCGTCATGGAGGCGATGGGCGACGACGGCCTGCGCCTCGTCGACGGGTCTGGCGAGCTGCTGGTGACGTGGAAACTGGACAACGGCCGCAAGGGGTACACCGTGGCTGCAAAGGAGCCCTCGCGCCGTTTCCTGGTCAAGAACCTGGAGGACGCGGATGTCTGACGAACTGCAGTCCAGCGGGAGTCTCGTCAGCAACCCGCTCGGCGCGACGGCGGTGGCGCCCGCGCACAGCGATCGCGAGGCGGCCGCCGAGGTCGCCGTTCAGCGCGAACTGGCTGAGGTGCAGGGCGCGGTGATCATGGCGCGCCGCTACCCGCGCAATCAGATCCGCGCGATGGACGTCATCCTGCAGGCCTGCACCCGCCCCTCGCTCGCCGAGCGGGCGTTGTACAACTACTCGCGCGGCGGCACCGAGATCAGCGGCGCGTCGATCCGCTTGGCCGAGGTGTGCGCCCAGGCGTGGGGCAACATCTCGTTCGGCATGCGCGAGGTCGAGCAGCGCGCCTACGCCGGCCGCCCTGGCGAAAGCACGATTGTCGCCTACGCCTGGGACCTGGAGACCAACGTGCGCGACGAGCGCGTCTTCCAGGTCAAGCACGAGCGCCATTCGCGCAGCGGCTCCTCCCGGCTGACCGACCCGCGCGACGTCTACGAACTGGTCGCCAACCAGGGCGCGCGGCGCCTGCGCGCCTGCATCCTGGCGGTGATCCCTGGCGACGTGGTCGAGGCGGCGGTCGAGCAGTGCGAGCAGACGATGCTGGCCAAGGCCGACACCTCGCCGGAGGCGGTCGGCAAGTTGGTGCAGGCGTTCACGCCGTTCGGCGTCACCCGCGAGATGATCGAGGCGCGGATCCAGCGCCGTATCGAGTCCATCCGCCCGGCCCAGATCGTGCAGCTCCGCAAGGTGTGGTCGTCGCTCAACGACAACATGTCCGTCGCCTCGGACTGGTTCGAGATGGGCAAGCCCGCGGCAGCGGGCGGTGCGGCGGTGCCGGCTGAGCAGGCGGCGCTGCAGGGCAACGAGGGTCTGAAGGCGAAGTTGGGCGAGAAGGCCTCGCCAGCGCCTCAGGAGGCCCAGGCGTCGCTGCTGGAGAACGAGCACGTCGACGAGGATGGGGTCATCCACACCCGCGAACCCGGCGAGGAGGGCTGATGGATGCGCCCGATCCGTCTTGTCGCCGTCGAGGCGATCGACGCGGCTAGTCGGGGCGCGCCGCGTCCGAGCCTGCTGGCCCGGCTGTTCATGGCGCTGCGTCAGGTGCTGCGGTGAGCGGCTTCCCGCATCAGGGTCGACGGATATGGGTGATCACGGACCACCCGAGCGACTACCCGCACGACTTCGTGGCTCGCCTGTGGATCGGCGACGAGGTGTCGGAGACCGACGTCATCTGCGCCCATAACCTTGGGGCGCTGCGCTCGATGCTCCACGCCAAGGGCTATCATCAGTATGCGCGACACCCCAGCGATAAGCCCGAGATCGTGGAGTCTTGGATATGAGGGGCTACGACTACGATCCCGCGTGCGAAGAACTCGCCGAGGTGTTCATCGACGATCCGCCCGAGCGCTCGCGGATCCTCGCGGTGGGCTTCACCCAGGACGACCTCGTCACCCTGCGGCATCGGCTGGCCCAGACGATCCAGGACGCGATCGAGGGCTGGTTCACGGCGCTGGAGGATGAGATCGCCGGGCGCCCTGGCCCGCTGCTGGAGGACAACTGATGGGCGAGGCCAAGCGCCGGCAGGAGCGCAACCGCGCCGTCTCCGATCAGATCGCCAAGGCCACCGCCGATCAGGGGCGGCTGATCGAGTTTGGCTGGTTCGCCGCGCAGCGCGTCCTGCAGTGGGACGGCAAGTCTGAGGCCGAGCGGCGCGACCTGCGTCTCGCCTTCTACACCGGCGCCCAGCACCTCTGGGGCTCGATCATGGGCCTGCTCGATCCTGGCGTCGTTGTCACCGACGATGACCTGTCGCGCATGGATCTGATCGGCGAGGAACTGGACAGCTTTGCGCGCGAGATGACGGCCCTGCTGGGCGAGCCAGGGGGCCGATCGTGAGCGACTACAACGAGGCGGCTGAGAGCTTCAGGGACGGTCTCCGCATAGCTGGGTTGTTTTACGCTGCTAGTGAGGCTCTGTACGAAATTGATGTGAACGTGCCGGGTAGTGATGGGAATTGGGAGGGGTGGAAGGGTACAAATATCAAGAACGTCTTAGCTTTGTTGAACACCGCTGATGAAATGATCAAGGCGCTACTTATCGAATTCGCCAAGCTTCCTGATGGTCCGCTGCCTCCAGAGCTGGTGGAGGAGATGAAACAGAAATAAGACCGGCCAGGGCCCTCGTCGTCACCCAACAGCGAGGAACCCGACCGCCCTCGCCCGTTGCCCCCGCTGCGGGCGAGGGACCTCTTCCAAGGAGGACGACAATGGGAAAGCCATTAAAGGGACGACTCCGCAGGCGGTCAGCCAAGCACCGCGACCCTTTCGACCTGCCGTTCGGGGCCGATCCCCTTGACGGCCCCGTCGACGCCGGCCGGCGGCCGACGCCGCCGAAACTCAAGCGCCCCCGCAAGCCGGCCAAACCCGGCGCCCTGGCTCGTGCTCTGGCCCATCGACCCCGCCATGCTCCCTAACAGCGTCCTGGGCGACCCGCGCGATCCTGACGCCCGCCCAGCCCAGTGTTCGCGGTGCGGCGCTCGGCTCGCGCCGGAGCGGGATCGGCCGCTCTACGTGTGCGGCAACGCCAGGGACGATGGGAGCTGCGACGTCTGGCAATACTGCCCCCGCTGTGAGGACGTGATCCTCGAAGCCATCCGGCGCGAGCATCCTGAGGTGTCAGGACGCACTTGACGCGGATATAAGTTGATGTCAGGAAATGGAGCAATCCCTATGAGGGAGGTGCGCTTTGTTCGGGTGAAGAGGTTCACCGAACTGACGGGTTTCACCCAGAAGGCGGTCTACTGCAAGATCGCCGACGGGGTGTGGATGCAAAATCGTGAGTACCGGCGTGGGCCGGACAACTCAATTCTGATGGATCTGGAGGGGTATGAGAAATGGGCGCTAGGGCAGCAACAGGCACCGTCGAAAAGCTGAAGAACTCTATTCGAATTAAGTTTCGATGGAATGGTCAACGGTGCGCTGAAACTCTTGAGATTCCGCCAACGCCAAGGAACATCAAAGCAGCCGACGAGCTGCTAATTAACATCGTTGCTGAAATCAAAATCGGCAAATTCGACTATGCCCGCCACTTCCCCAACAGCCCCCGCGCCGCCGGGCAGCCGAAATCCGAGACCAAGACGTTCGCCGCGTTCGCCGAGGAGTGGCTGGCCACAGCGACGGTCAGCAAGGGGACGAAGAAGAAGTACATCGACGCGCTCAAGGTCTGGGGCCGAACCTTCGGCGCCATGCCGCTGACCGATGTGAAGCACATGAAGATCAAGGCGATCATCGCGGAGCGTTACGATGACGGGCAAGGCGTGTCAGGCAAGACCCTCAACAATGATCTGATCCCTCTGCGCCATATGCTCGCCGCCGCCGTGCTGGACGGGCAGATCACCGTCTCGCCCGCCGCTGGGATCAAGAACCTGAAGCACCAGAAGCCGCTCATCGATCCGTTCACGGTCGAGGAGATGGAACTGATCCTGGCCTATCTGCGGGACCACGCGCCGGTCGAGGTGTGGGCCTATTACGAGTTCGCCTTCCTGACCGGGTTGCGGCCCAGCGAGCAGATCATCGTCCGCTGGAGCAAGGTCGACTGGCGGCGGGCCACCCTGCGGATCGACACGGCGCGCACCTACGCCCAGGAGAAGGGCACCAAGACCTCGACCGTTCGCGAGATCGATCTGACGCCGCGGGCCATGGCCGTGCTGACGCGGATGAAGCCGTTCACGTTCATGAAGGGCGAGGAGACGCCGATCTTCCAGAACCCCGCCACCGGAGCGCCGTGGAACGATGCGGAGTATCAGCGGACGACGTGGTTCCATCCGGCGCTTCGCAAATTGGGAATACGCAAGCGCGACGCCTACGCGACCCGGCACACCTTCGCGACCATCGCGCTGATGGGCGGCGCCAACCCGGCGTACATCTCCCGGCAGATGGGTCACAAGAACGCGAAGATGCTTTTCGAGGTCTACGCCAAGTGGATCGACGGCGCCGACAAGGGTCGCGAGCGGGCCAAACTGGAAGCCGCTTTTGGTCCAGTTGGTCCACAGTTGGTCCAGAATGGCGAAAAAAGCCAATGAAATCAGTGCGGATGAGAGGACTCGAACCTAATTTTGGGGGGTTTCAGGAGGATTACAGAGGAAAAATGCCGAACAAATTCAACATCGGTAATCCTCTGTTAACCTCCTCAATCCGCCAGTTGGTCCACGAGTTGGTCCACGGAGACCCCATTTTATGGATACCCATCGAACCATCCGCGTCGGCGAGTCCTGGGTGTCTGGCGCGAGTGCGGAGACTCGAACCCACACCGTCTCGGTGACCGTCGAGATCGGCGGCGACATCCTCACCGACACCGGCCTGGGGCTGGCGATCCGCCTGCTGGAGCGCAAGCGAAACGAGCTTCGCAATCGCAAACTCAACAAGGCGGATCGCCGCACCCGAGAGCGGGAGGCCGACAGTGGCGTATGACGGAGTTCACGAGGTGCAAGGCGTCTATGCAGGGGAGTCGTCGTCCAGCACCCACAAGGGCTGGGTGTCCGTGGCGCAGGGTAATGGCGGCGTCCGCATCACCATTGAGATCAACCTCGCCGTCAGTGTGACCATGTCGCCCACGGCGGCGCGGCGGCTGGCGACCATGCTCCGCCGACAGGCGACGCGGCACGAGCAGCGCATCCAGGCCGCCAAAGGGGACTCAACGTGAGTCCGCCCCGGCCGCCGCCCTGTCGCCGCGGCCACCTCCCTGGCGTGTGGCTGGGCGAGCGGATCGGCTGGACATGGCCGCGCTGCGACGCGTTCTGTCAGCCGATGACCAAAACGGAGGGGCTCACGCTACGGGTCGCGGTCGAGGCGCTGGAGAACGTCAAGCAGGCCTGCGTGACTGAAGAGACGTTCCAAATGGTGAGCGCGGCCCTCGCTCGCATCCGCGAACTCGTCGGGGCGGATCAGCGGTAGACGAACGCCGCCGCTGGACGTGGCTACGTTGTGGCGGCTACAACTGCCAGCCCGCGCCTCAGACGTGGCTACGTTGTGGCTACACGCCTCAGTCTGAATTGTCGATCTCTCCCGGCGGCGGCCGCAGATCCTCCGGCTCATCCTCATCGCCTGGGTAGGGTCGGCCGACCGCCTTCCCATACGCCTTGCGCGATAGCCGATACGCCTCCTGCTTTCGCTCCGCCTCGGTGACGGCGAACAGGAACCGGGGATCTACACGGCTATGGTCGGCCATCAGCGATAGGCGAACGCCGCCGCTCCCGCTCCGCCGGCTGCGCCAGGACCGCCGCCTGCGCCGCTGGAGATGATGCCGATGATCGGCTGGCCGCCTGCGGTTGGCGAGCCCTGGTTGCCCGAGACGAGGACGCCGGAGCCTGAGGCGACGCCGCCTGCGCCGCCGAAAAGGCCCCCTGCAGCTCCTGGGCCGGCGACCTGATTGAAGCCCGCGCCGACCACGCTCGATGCGGTCGAGGTCAGACCTGGAGCGCCGCCTGCGGAGATCTCGACGGCGAACGAGAGCCCGACGGGGCCCAGCGGGATGACCACCTCGCACCAGCCGCCGGATCCGCCGCCGGCCGTCCCTCCGCCGCCGCCAGGACCGCCGACCTGCAGGGTCAGGCTCGTCGCGCCCGGCGGCGTGGTCTCGGTGTAGGTCCCAGCCACCATGTAGGCGTGGGTGACGGGGACGAACCCAGGCGGTTGCTGGTTGACGGCGCTGAACGTGTCGCGGGCGGCGAAGGTCATCAGGCGAATCCCGTCAGCAGAGCGGCGAGCCAGACGCCGTTGATGAAGGTGGCGACCAGCATGTCGATCGCCCCCGGCGCGGTCGATAGCACCCCTGGCGTGCCGTTGACCCATCGAAAGCTTGAGGGCCACAGCGCCGTGCGGTTGCCGGTGCTGTCCTGCTGCATCTGGATGTTGACCGTCTGACCGTCGACCATGTTCGAGAACACGGGCGGGCTGCTCATGTTCGTCGTGAGGGTGACGCGGAACACATTCGACTTGCTGCAGTCGATCGGCATCGCCGCGGTTTGGAAGGCGAGCGCCTGGGTGAGGGTGGCGGCGCTGGCCTGCACGTCGAGCGGCTCTGTGACGGTCCAGAGGCCGACATTGCCGCCGACGGTGAGCGGGCCGCTGATGCTCAGGCCGCTGGTCGACGGGGCGTAGACGAGGCCTGTGGCGCCGGCCAGGGCCCCGCCAGCGTTGACCTGGACTTGGTTGGCAGATCCGCCCGCGCCCGTGTTGGCCGTGTCGCCGAACCGGGCGCCGTTGATCGGGTCGATGACGACGGTCGCGGCGACGCCTGACTGCACCTCGATCGTGGTGCCGCCATTGGCCGAGGCGAACCAGATCGAGTTGTCGCTGGTGAGGTTCCACACGAACAAGAACCGCGCCACGCCCGCGGGCAATTGGAAGGTGATCGAGGCGGTCGGGGATCCGGTGACCACCAAGCTGGCGCAGCCGTACTGGGCCAAGGTCAGCGTCTGCACGCCGCTCAGGCCCGTCGCATTGATCATGGCGACGGTCCCGAAGGCGGTGTCGATCGTCTGCGAGGTCGCGTTGACCACGCTATCCCACGTCCCGACGTCGGCCCCGTTCGCCGGCTGCTGGATGCTGAGGTTCGTCGTGACCATTAGAAGCCTCGCTGAGCCACCTGCAGCGCGCGCGCTACCGTGTCATCGGAAAGTCCGAGGAGGGGCTTGGTGGCCGCCTGGGAGGCCCTCTGCGCCCGTTCTGCGCGCTGCATCAGCTTTTCGGTCATGTCGCCGACCTCGCCGCCGACGGCGAAGCCGATCCGGCCGCCCGCGGCCTGCGGCGTTGCGTCGATCAGCTTATCCCAGTCGTCGTGGTCGTGGGCTGCGGTCGCGTCTTTAGGCGGCTCGACCGGCTCGGCGTCTGGCGTCGCGGAGTTGTCGACCACGGGTGCTGCTGACGTTGGCGCTGGCGCTGGCGTTAGCGCCTGCAGCCCAACAGCGTGCGCCCTCGACAGCGCGGGCGCGGCCGTACCGGCGGCCTCGACGCCAGCGGCGACCGGATTGATGAGACCGCCAGCCGTGGGCGCGCCAGCCCTGGCGGCCCCACGGGCGAAGTGTCCTGTAAGCGCCTCGCCAGCAGCCTCGGCGCCGACTCCAGCCGCTCCAAGGACTGGCTCCCTGACGATCCACGGAACCGCGTGGAGGGCGGGGATCAGCGGCGCCATGGCCGCGCTGAATAGTCCGGCGCCGGTTGCGCGCGCCACCGGGCCCAGACCTGGGGAGCCACCTGCCATCGGGTTGTCCAGCGCATCGGTGGCGCTGGCGGCCAGCCGCAGGTCTGAAGCCTCGGTCGGCGAGAACACCTGCTGACCAAGTGGGGTGTCGAGGAAAGCGCGGACAGCGCTTGGCTTGGCGACCATGGCGCCCGTCTGCGGATCGGTTGCGAGCGCGGTCTGGCGGATGTGGTCGTCCAGCGCCTGCTTAGAGGCAGGATCGGCAAAGGGGCCGTTGGCGAGGTCTTCGTAGAGTTTCGACGCCGTGGCTGGCGTCTTTAGCGTTCCGGGTTTCACCAAGTCCTTGGCAAGTTCAGCGTGCGCCGTTTCAGCACTGCCGCCAAGATCTACATCGCCAGGAGCGCTATCCACTGCCTGGATACCGCTCTTTTTGACGGCCCTACGTACAGTTGGATTGGCGTCGTTGCCGAAATTATTATGGTAACTTTGATTTGCTTTGTTGGCGTTGCGATAGTTGATGAACGAGTCAGGGGTCGTGTCAGGCGATACCGCCGCGCCGGCTGGTTGGGCTTTATCACCGAGCCCCCACCTCTCGGCCCAAGCATTCAGGTCAGGATCAATGTCGCTGAGCGACACTCCTGAGGCTGGCGTCACGGGCGTCGCGCCGGCCATGTCCGTCACGGATTTATCGAAGGCGCCCTTCAGGACGCCTGTCTCATGCGGCGTGAGGCTGGTGTCCAGATTGCCGATGCCTCTGCGAAGGTCATTGAGGTTGGGGAAGGTGAGCTTCCCCGCATCGCCGAAGACCTTGGTCGCGTCCGTCAGTCGGGTGATCGCGTTCGCCAGACCTGGGCGCGCAGCCTCCAGCAGCTTCGGATTGGACTCGATCTGGTTCTTAGGGTCCTCCAGCGCCGCCTTGATGTTCTGGCCAAGCGTGCTCTGGAACGTCGCCGGATCGACCGTACCGGGGCTGGAGGTGCGCGCCGTCTTGTAGGCGTTATCGACAGCCGTCTTCGCCTGCGTGTGGGCCTCGTTCAGCGTGTCGCCGAGCACGGTGTCGCTGACCGGCGGCCCGGCCATCGCTTGCAGTTTCTGGCCGATCGCCGCTTTGCCGTTGGCGATCATCTTGTCCGTCACCGCCTGCGCCGACCTTGGAGGCGCGGCGCCCGTCACTGGACCTCGCGGCGCTGGGACGCCGTGATAGGTGATCAGGCCCTCCCGCACGGCGGCCGGGTTGACGCCCTTGTTCTGCATCGCTGACGCCACAGCGGTCCTGACCCCAGGGCGCGCCAGATCTGCGTCCGTGAGGCCGGGCGCGGCCTGCGAAATCATCGCGCGGGCTTTAGGCGTGAACGCGCCGTTCTGGTCGAGGACTGCGCCCCCGCGGACCGCCGTGCGAGCCGCTCGCGCGCCCCTGGCCGCGAGTGAGCCGGACAGTTGGAGTGGATCGACATACTTGGCTGCACCCAGCGCGCGCCCGATCGCGGACTCGCCCGTCAAGGCCTCGCCGCCGGCCGCGATCGTGCCGAGATCCATCGCCGTGCCGCCAGGATCCTGGACCGCTGTGCTGACGACGTTCTGGGGGTTGCCATAGGGGTGCCGCGGATCGATCCCGACGTATCTCTGGTTGAGGTTACGCACGATGTCGGCCCCGATGGACGGGGTGCCTGGAGCGGGTTTCCGCGGCGGCGTTATGTTGAGCGCGCGGAGCGCCGGATCGAGCGTGGATCCACCAAAGGCGTCGTAGAGGCCATAGGTGAGGCGCGGGTCTGGGTGGACGATGGCGCGTCCGACGTTTCGGATGTCCTCGGCGGCGGTAGGGAAGAAACGGTGCGCGACCGCGCTCGGCAGGTCCGCGAGCGTCTCCTGGCCTTTCGGCGGCGCGTTGTAGGTCGGCGAGAACGTACTCGCCAGCGACGTCCACGGATCTCTGGGAGCCGGCGGTGCGGCCCGTGGCGGCGGCCTGGGCGGCGCAGATCTCGGTGGCGTCGCGGCGGGACGCCCGTCAATCAGATCATCCCATGGATCGCGGGCCATCTTATCTCACTGGTTGGGGACCAAGCTGAAGCCGGTGGCGGAACGGGCGTCGGTGATCGCCATGCGCCCCTTGTATCGGCCCGAAGGGATGATGAACGGCGTCCCATGATCCGGGTTCTGCGCCGTGGCCTTCGGCCAGTTCTGGACTTGGGCTGCCGAGGTCGGGTGGCGCGGATGCGCTTCCTTCTCCGCCAGGGACATACCTTGGAAATAAGGGATCTTGTCGGCGGCGCGCTGGTTGAAGCCGTCGATGGGGTGCTCCTTGGCCCAATCGGTGTCGTAGTCGCTGACGTTCGGGGCCGTGACGTGCTGTCGGTTGGCGCGCCAATCGGTCAGTTGCTGAGCCTTCTGATCAAGGGCGCCCTGTAGCTGGCTGATGATGCTGAAGCGCGTGGCGGGCCCCAGACTCGGGTCGGGGAGCGCCGCTTGCGAGCCCGACAGACCGGCGGCTGGAGCGCCGTGCAGGATCTCAGCCCCGAGCGCCCCGGCGGCGCCGGTAAACGCCAACCGCATCGTGTCCTTCTTGCCGGTCTGATAGGCTTCCTGGACGCGCTTGTCGGCGTTGGTGACGACGCTCTCGAACGGCGTGCCTCGCGCCTTGGCGACGATGTCCGCCCAAGCTGACTCCATGCCTTCCGGATCCGTAGTGCCGTAGAGGCGGGTCAGGTCGCCCACCAGCGTTTTGGTCGTCGAGTATTGGCCGTTGGGGTCGAAGAACTGTGAGGCTTCGGCGTTGCGGTGATCGATGACTGCTTGGCCAGTTTGCTGCTGGCTCATGTTGTTCGCCACAGCCTGAGCATTTTGCTGGTAACCCGTCTCGAACGTCCCGTCTTTGCGTCGCGGCAGCGTTCCGTGACCCCCGGTGACCTCATCGTACCGCTTCTGTGCGGCATCGGCGTCGCCGGGACGGCCTGCTGCGTTGTTCGCGATGACCGCAGCACGCAGCATGTCGGGGTTATCCAGGTCTTGCAGTTGCGACGTATCCACCTGCTGCAAGGGGACGCCTGACGTCGCGTAGTCGCCGTTGGCAAGCTTGGCCGTTACCGACGCGCCAGCGGCGAGTGGCGCGTGTGTGTGCGCAGTCGGCGCTACAGGAGATCCAACTTGATGAGCAGGAACACCGCCAGCGCCGCCAGCGCCGCCACCGCCAAACCCATCAGGCCCAGCCACCACACCAGGACCAATAGTGTGACCACCGGCACCCCCGGAATTCCCAAGGGAGACAGCACCCAGCGGAGCGGCGCGAGCAGGGAGCGAAGGTTGCGCCGGAGCGCCTGGAGATTGTCCTGAAGGAGGAGATCCATTCGAAGGTCCTATTGCCGCGGCGACTGGGTTCTGCCAACCGCCCGCCACGGCGCCATAAAGTTGATACGCTTGCTGTAGCAGCGCATTCCTGGCGTTTGTACCATCCTCCAGGCTGTATTGTTGACCCGTCATTGTGTCGCGATAGCCCGGCATCCCGTTCGCCAATTTGATAGGCGCGAAACGCGCGTCGATGATGTTGAGCGCGTGCTGGAAGGCAGGCCCGGCCACGTTCAGGCGCTGTGTCTGCGCCTCGTACGCTGTGATTGGGACGCCAGCGGCCTGCGCCTGGGTGCCGGTGCCGACCGTGGCCGTCTCCGCGGCTTGGCGCGCATTGGCCATGTCGTAGGCGCGTTGCTGCTGGTAGGCCGCGGCCCCTGAGGCGCCGCCGACCAACAGCGCCGTGAGCGGATGACTGGTCGGCGCAGACGCGGCTGCGCCCGCCGCCTCCGCGAGCGGGATCCAATGTTCTGGCTGCGCAAGCCAGCCCAGGACGCCGGGCTTCTTCTGGTTTTGCGCCGCCACAAGCTGGTCGTACTTGTCCTGCTGAACCTCCTGACGCGCCCGCGCCACGTTCAAATAAGGGTCCATCCCGAGTGGAGGTTGAGGAGGCGCAGCAGCTCCGCCGAAGCCGGCCGTATCATCGGCCCTTGCCTTCCTCGGCGGCGGCGCAACCGACGTGTCGTCGGGGTGGATGCCCATGCTGGTGTCGACGCTGTCGTCCTGGACGACGCTGGGGTCGTCGGGGCCAACCACGCCTGCGCCCGCAAAGCCCCGGCGCACCGCGCCGCCCGTGGCGCGGATGCTGCGATCGGCCCATTGGACGAACTGACCGGCGGTCTTGCCGGCCATGATGTGGGGGTTCTCGCGGATCGCGATCGGCCGCACGAGGTTCTCCATCGGCGTCGACGGATCGGCCTGCAGCACGCGCGGACCCTCGTGGGGGCCCAGGATCCACATGACGTGCTCGGTGGCCGGGTTCACCGGGATGTTCTGCGCCTGCAGCGTGGCGGCGTTGTCGGCGCGCAGATGCGGGACCATCTGGGCCTGCAGCGCATTGCCCTCGGGCGTGCCGTGCAGCGCCAGGATCTGCGCGTCGCTCATGCCGGCGGCGCGGTCGGGGAACACCTTCTTGAACTCGCCCAGGAACGTCCTGGGGAGGAACTGCCCAGGCCCGTTGGCGCCGGAGAGCGGGTTGAGGCCGGTCCCTTCAGACCTCAGCGTGCCAGCGAAGCCGGCGGGCGTTGGGGCGGCGCCAGGAGCCCCGCTGGGGCGGGCGGCGGCGGCGAGGCCAGGGGCTGGCGCGGCGGGACCGCCAGGGCCGTCTGCGGGGCTCTCCGGGGCCACAGCGTTGGCGAAGCCGGCTGGCCGGCGCCGCTGCGGCGCCGGGGTCGTCAGCGTCTGACGCAGGAGCGCGTCGAGGTCGGAATTCCTGTCGGCGGTCTCCAGGTCGCTGATCAGGTCGTTCGTCGGATCGCCGCCCGTCGCGAAGCCGATCCGGCCGCCACGGCGAGCGCCGCCCGCGAACTGCCCCGCGGTTTTCGCAATCTGTGCGGCATCGTCCATAAATTCCATGAAGCCGCTCTTCTGTGGCTTGGGCAGATCGGCCGGATGCAACTGGGCAGTCGACTGCGTATCGGGAATGTCGAGGCCAGCCCCTTGCGGGTGGTAGGGGTCCGTGCCCTGCGGCGGGGCGGTGGGATCAGAGCTGCCGCTGTCAGGCGTGTCGTCAAAGCCGCCATCCGCCCGGCCACGACGACGACGTGCGCCGATGAAGCCGCCGGCCGCGGAGCCGATGTCGAACAGAGAACTGGCGTCAGCCGTGGCGTCCTGGGCAGCGCTGGCGGTGTCCTGGGCGGCGCTGCTGACGTCGGCAGCGGCGTCCTTGGCGGCGGACTCGGCGGACTCGGCGGCCTGGGCTGAGCCGTACGACGTGGGGAGGTCGTGCCACGCGGCCTGCGTGGCGGGAGAGGACGCGGCGCGGGCGGCGGCGGCGTCGGCATGGGCGGCCAGCATCTTTTGGCCGCCTTGCACGAGGCTCTTGCCTTGGTTCCAGAAGCTCCTGGCGTCGCCAGCGTCCTGCGCCGCCTGATGGATCGGATCGTAGTTCTCCCGCGGCTTCGGCAGCTCGGCGGGCGCGAGGTGCGCGATCGGCACGTTGGCCTGCGGCACGTAGCTCGATCCGCCGTGCGGCGCGCCGCTCGCCGAACCGCCGTAGAGGCCGCTCCCCGCGAATGGCCCGAAACTCCCCTCCTGCGCCTGTAGCATCTGGCCGATGTCCATCGGCACCACGCCAGCGGGATAGGCGACGCCGCCGAAGCCCTGGTAGCCGCCGGCCTGACGCGCGCGGCGCGGCTCCGCGTCCCAACCGGCGTTGTCGTTGGCCGCATTGGCGAAGCCGCCGCGCTCCGCCGCCTCCTGGGTGGCGCGGCCGTACTCGACCGCCTTGAAGCCGGACGGGGTCTCGGCGACCGCCTCGGGGTGACGCCGCTCGGTCTCCTGGGCGGAGAGGCCCATGCGCCACGTCGGATCGCCCTTGTAGCGGAACCTGTAGATGTTGGCGCCGTCGAAGCCTTTGCCGACCGGCTGCATGTCTTCCTTGACCCGCTCGTCGGACATGAACAGACCACCGGGCTGTGTGCCGGTAGTCGTCGAGCCAGACAACGCGCCCGTTCCTTCGGCTATGTTGGCTAAGAATTGTGCAGTCTGGAACGGATATGACTGTTGTTGCAAGAATTGATTGTATAGAGCAGTAAGACCAGCCTGTTGTGTCTGTTGTTCTACTTGCCCAGCGCCGAGTTCTGCTTGCCCTTGCTGCAGCTCGGCCCCCTGCAGGCCCTGCCCCAGGCTGGCCAGAAGCTGCGCGTTGCTCTGTCCCATGCCGAAGCCTTGCTGCGCCAAGGCGGCCATGCTCTGGCCGGTCTGCTGCAGGGCCGCCCGGTTGGCCTGGGCGGCGGCGAGGTTGACGCCCTGCTGCTGCTGCGCCGTCGACAGCGCCTGATTGTAGGCGTCGCTGAGGATCCCCGAGTAGGTCTGCCCCGCAGCGAGCTGCTGCTGGCCCGCCAGCACGGCCGCGGCGATGCCTGATCGGTCGCCGCCGAAGGCGCCTGAGGAGATGGCGTTGCCCATCTGCCCAGCCTGCTGTTGCTGGTTGGTCTGGTTGATTAGGGCCTCGGTCGAGCCGAGCACGGTCCCCAGGTAGGGGTTCATGTACTGGCCGATCGTGGAGGCGTCGATCTGCGAGGGATCCACCGCCTGCCCGCCGGCCAGGGCGAAGCCGGTCGCCGAGTTCATGTACGGCTGCGCGCCTGCATAGGCGCCCTGCGCCGCGCTGGTGGCGGCCCCGTAGTACGACGGCGCGACAGCGCCCGCATTGTTGATGGTGCCGATCCCCGCCTGCTGCTGGGCGTTTACGGGGGCGACGAAGGCGCTGGGATCGGTCGAATAGACCTGGAACGGCGCAGCCGCGGCTTGCTGGGCCTGCGCGTTGACTGAATTGTATCGCGCCAAGACCTGCGGAGGTATTGAAACTTGTGAGGAAGAGGTAGAGGTCTTACCGCCCACAGCTATGCCTCCTCTTCACTCTTGCGAGAGTTGGGCCAGTAGATCCAGTAACAGCCACTGGGTTTACCCAGGAAGCGCTGGTAGAGCCGCATCTTGGCTTCGACGCGCGACGCGGAAAGCACGCCGATCGACAGCGGTATGCCGAGGCTGTCGGCGACATCCATGGAGAACTCGGCCAGACGCGCCGCACGGCCGCCGCGAGCCTGCCGGAACTGCGGGTGGACGAAGATGGCGCGCTCTTCGACGTGCGGATGCTGCGAGTACCAGATGCTGCCGATGCGCAGGAGGACGGCGCCTTCGAGCGGCTGGGATCCTGGCGCGCCGATGACGCCGACGATGCCCCTATCGAGGTTCAGCGCCGCCCACACGTCCTGCAGGACGAGGACCGGGTCGTGCGGCAGGAACTCGTTCTCGACGCAACCCATCAAGGCCAATTCCATCACCGCGTCGACCTCGGCCGGCGTCGCCACACGGACGTGCGGCGTCGGCTCGACCGCCTCGTCGGGGGGTTCGTGCACGACCATGTCGCTGGCGTCGTCCACGGTCAGTCCTTTGCCGGGCCGGGCAGGCCCTTGAGGGTTTTGATGTGCTTGGCGCGGCTGCGCTTGACGAACTCATCGAGCACGCGGCAGCCCAGGTCGGCGTCGCCGCCGCCGGCCGCCCGCACCTGCTCGGGCGAGAGGACGTACTCGCCGCCGGCCGCGACGATCGGCACGCCCCTGTCGCCATTGGCGGCGCGACCGCCTCGGGAATCGCCGCCCGTGGCGCGGCCAGGGCGCTCGAAGTCGGGGTCGTACTGCTGGCTAACGCGCTCGTAGCTGCCGTCATCGAGCATCGCCTGCAGGCGGCTGAGGTGGGCGGTGGCTGTCGGCAGGTCCCGCTGGCCCATCGCCACGGCCGCCTCGCGGGCGGCGTGCTGGGCGTCGTTGTACACCGGCAGCTTGCGGTGCTCGGCGCTGTAGGCGTCGAGTTGGGGCAGCTGCGGGATCCGCGCGATGCGCTCGCCGTCCACCCGGTTGGTGGTCAGCCCGAGCATGCGGCTGACCTTGGGCGCGACGAACTCGCGGCCAAAGCGCCCGCCATGCTCGGCCATGCGGTGGGTGAGGTCGCCGACGTGCTCCAGGCCCCAGCCAAGCGCGTTGGCCGAGGGATAGTCGGTCTTGGCGAGAGCCCACTGAGCCTTGAGCATGGCCCGCTCAGGCTTGTCCCGCTGGGCGTCGGCCAGGGCGTTGAACGCCGCCGTCTTGGCGTCGGTGGCGACCTGGCCCCCGTCGGCCCTGGCGATCCCGCCGCGCGAGTTCTGCAGCGGCTCGCCGTAGGGGCCTGAGCCCTGGCCATAGGGGCCGCCGGTCTGGCCGTACGGCGTGCCGCCGAACAGCCTTCGCATCGTCTTGAAGCCGGCGGTGGTGTTACCCTCGCCGAAGCTGCTGACCACGTCGGCGGGCAGCACGTACGACCCCGACGGCACATGCATCGGCAGGTGGTCGGTGCGGCCGGCGACGTGCGAGTGGATCGGGCCGACGTGCAGGTGGGGAACGTGGGGGCGGTGGGCGCCGTGCAGGTTGGAGTGGAAGAGCAGCGGGCCGCCCTCGGCGAAACCGCCGTGAGCGAAACCTCCTAACGCTGGTGCTGCTTGCGCCGCCTCATCCACTCGGCCGCCCGCGAGGCCGCCGCCTTGGATTGCGCCGGGGTCATGATCGGTTGCGGCGGGTCCGGGTGATCCGAGAGCATTTCGTGGATGGTCGGGTTGCGCTTGGGGTGACGGGGCGACTTCGTCGGCGTCGAGTGGGCGCCCGA